TCCTCTTTATAAAATTATACCAAAAAACTACTAATTTGTCAAGTAGTAAAATTGTAAACTTTTTATGAACAAATATTTTTGTAAATTTTCAACAAAAGTGTTGACAGATTGACTTAAATGTGGTATATTGTATGTGAAAAGAATTTTGGCCAAAAGGAGCGATTTTATGGGTAAAAATGGCCTGAAATTTGAAGAATTTGTTTATACTGCGCAAAGCGTTCGCATGGTTGAAATCAAGGGTGAACTTTGGTTTATTGTTAAAGATGTTTGTGATATTTTGGGCGTGAAAAATTATAAGAACGTAGTGGCACGTCTTAGAGAAAATGAAAAGAAAGTGATTAACGTCCACGGCGTGGACCTAAATCAGAAGAAGCGTGGTTCTCCAAAACTTACTCTTGTGAATGAACCTGGTTTGTATAGAACAATCTTTTCTTTTGAACCTAGAAATATTCGAGGTAAATCTGAAGAAGAAGTAAAGGCAAGAATTGAACAACTAGATAAATTTAAAAACTGGGTCTACTACGAAGTTCTTCCTTCTATCCGTAAAACAGGTCGGTATATCGATACTGAAAAGAAGTTTGACAAATTTTGTCCTGTTAAGTTTGACCGCGCAGGGTGTTTTGAGATTGCGAGGAAGAAAGTTCGTGAGTTAGGGCTAAATAGTAATAATGCTAATCTGCTTTGGAGACAATGGTATATTGACTTCAGCAAAGAGATTGGTTTTAATATTGACACTAAAGCAAAACGAGAAAATATCTCAAAGATTGAATGGTTAAATGAACATGGATACATGGAAAAATTTTGTGAATTTATTTCAAGATAACGGAGGTGATAAACAAGTGTTATGGCAAGAGATGAGTTATCAGACGTATGTTCAAAATTCTGATGAAACAGAACCGGAAGTATGGGATAAAGAAAACGAACCAAGTATTGAAGATTGGGCGGTATGGTTGAATGAGTTTGTCTGAACAGGTACACGCATTTTCCATTGGAACAGATGCTTTTTATGATGAAAAAGAGAGATATTACCATCAGCGATTGTTAAAGCTATACAAGGCAAGAAGCGAGTATAAAAAAGAAGAAAAAAAGCAAAATAAGGCCATATGGTGGCAAGAATCTAAAGAATGGCGAAAAAAGGCTATTAACCGTGTTTTAACAAAAGAAAAAGAAAAATTATCTAATATTCTTGATGAAAGGGCGAAAGATAGAACACCCAGAGAGTTAAACCCGGATAGCCTAAAAGAAAAAAATGTTATTTCTTTGTTTTGTTCTAGTCTAACACGGGCTTTAAATTTAAAACCGAATGAATTGACTGAATCAATAATTATTGTGAATGTATTTTTCTTTCAAGTTTTTAAAAATCTTGTACTTGATGGATTTTTGTACAAGGGCGAAAAATATATCTTTTTAACCGCTTCCGCTGGCCAAATACGGCAAAAAAAGGCTGTTTTTATTAAAGAGTCGTCTTATGAAAAAGTTAAGGATAGATTAACTTGTGGCCTTGATTTTGAAGTTATTAACTTTCATGGCGGGGTGAACCCAAACAAATATCTTGCCTATTTGGCACTTAACAATTCTGCCACAGATGTTTGGGAAGATTTTGATATTGACAAAGCCATTGTGGTAGATGATTTTGAAACTAGTGTGCCCGGACTCGTGGACTATATTAGTGATATCACATATGAGATTGAACGTAAACAAATGGGTGTTGTGATTCCGCACATGGACGGTTGTGGGATTATGCTGGATGGGCCAACAAGGATGGTACGGGGGCCTTGGATGAAAGGGCTTTTAGTCACATTTGCGTTTGATAAGTTTATTCAAGAAAAATGTGGCGGTGAAGCAACTGTTTATGATATCTATGGTGATAAGCACGATATCATTGCAGAAGGAATAAGATATATATTCACAAAAAGTCAATTTAAAATGGCGAAATATTTTAATAACTGGAGCTGCTACAAGGCAAAATTTAAGAACTTTGGTTGCGAAATTTGTTACTGTAATATTGAAGAAGATTATATTCCGAAGGCAAGAATTAACTATCAAATGCTTCAAACTTTGACTGATATGACCGATGATGAAATTGGCATTATTACAAGGAAAACCATTGAAGAAATTGATTCTATTGGGAATGATTATCAAACTACGATGAGATTGCTTGGTGCAACTGATTATAATACAAACAAAAGCAATTTTCAAGAAGCCTTAATGATTTATCCTGAATTGTTTAAAGACCAATATTCAAGGGATATTTTAAAGCAGACTAAAAAAAGTTTGGTTAAACAGGCCAAGGCCGGGCGGCTTAGAGTTAATGGCCATTATACTTTTCTTAGTCCTGATTTATATGCGTTTTGTGAATGGTTGTTTCTAGGTGAAAAAAATCCAAAGGGATTGTTGGAAGATGGTCAAGTTTATTGCCGAGATTATCGTGACGGTGATGAATTAGCTTGCTTGAGAAGCCCACATTTGTATCGTGAATGGCCAATTAGGGAGAACGTTAGAAACGAAGAGTTGGATAAGTGGTTTGGCATGACTAAGTGTGTTTATACCAGTTGCCATGACTTAATTACTCGATATATTATGTGTGATGTAGATGGAGACAAGTCATTGGTAATTAAAGACCGAACTCTTACAAAAATCGCTAAACGTAATATGCACAGCATTGTTCCTTTGGCTTATGAACTGAAAAAAGCAAAAGGTAATATATTAAGTAATGAGGTTATGTATGATGGAATGGTTAAGGCATATACAACCGGAAATATTGGCCCCGTGTCAAATAATATTACCAAGATTTGGAACCATGAAAAAATTACTGAGCAAGAAATTGACGTTGTAAAATGGTTGTGTTTTGAAAACAACGCAGTTATAGATTGTGCTAAGACTGGTTGGCTGCCTACTCGCCCTAAAGAGATTGACAAAATCATTAAATCTTACACCAAGGCCAATGTTCCGTATTTTTTCCAGTTTGCCAAAGACAAGTTAGAAACGCAGTGTGAAAAAATCAACAATTCAGCAATGAACCGTCTTTGCAATAGCATTCCTTCATCCAGAATCAAATATTGTAAAACAATCGGTAAATTTGATTGGCGAATGCTTTTAAATCAAGATTATGATTATACTGTTCGAGAGAATAGCAAAGTAATTGAGCTATACAATCAATGGCTAAAAGACCAGTATAGATTTGGCTACGGTGATGATGAACACGTCAATGAGAATGAGCTTTATAAATATCAAACAATTAGAAATGATATAATTAACAAGATTGATGAAAATATTGATTATGTCGTAAATAGCCTTGTGGCTTATGCTTATACTGTAAAAAAAGGCAGTAATAAAAAATTGCTTTGGGCTTGCTTTGGTGAAGAAATTGTACAGAACTTAAAGCGTAATGTAACTGGAAATATTTGTCCAATCTGTGGCAAGCGGTTTGAACCGAACGTTCATAATCAAGTATGTTGCAGTGAAGAATGTAAACGAAAGTTAGATTACCAAAGGAAGCGTGAAAATCAGGGATTGTCTGTGGCGGATAAGTCTTGAAACCGTTGGGGCGCAATGGTTTTGGAACTTATCCCCCTTAAAATAAAAGACTAATAGGGAGCTAAAGGGAAAAAGGTGAATAAAAAATGAAAACAAAACCAAGATTAACATACAGAGAAATTGAAACACAGATTTTTAAGCGTAGCGGTATACCTATTGAGTTCATCCGTATGACGATGAACCTATGGGCTGAAATTGCAGAAGAAGGCTTGCTTGGTGGGATGGAAGCCCCTGTGGGAAATTTTGGCTTTCTTACTTGGAAGCAAATTCAACCAAAGAGAGATGTTACTATTTGGAGCATGACGAAGCAGTGTTATAGCGAACCGCAAGATACCCCAGGATATTGCAAGGCTAATTTTAGATTTAGCTCAAATTGGAAACAGAAGCTAAAAGAGGCCACACGCTTTGAATTTGGAGAAACTAACCCTGCGCTTTTTGGCATGGAAGATGATACTCAAAATATCGAAGAAGATATTGATAACGAAGAAACAGAGGAAAGCGAAGATGGCGAATAAACAGACTACCAACGCCATGATGATAACAAACAAAGAATTTTTTAAACAGGCGTGTCGTTGGAAAGATACGGAATCAATACAAACTGCCGCTGAATGGTGGGCCGCATTTCAGGAAGTTATCGTTCGTGAAGTTTTTTATAATGGAAAATGTCGTGTTCCGGGGCTTGGAACATTTACAGTAAGACAAGAAGAAGGAAAAACGCAAACTCAACGGATGGCAAATGGACAAATTATTTCTTACAAAGTACCTCCAAGAATTTATCCGCTTTTTGCTCCAGAGGATGATTTCATTAACGATATCAATATGCAAGGCGTGACTAAAGCTTACAGGAAACGGCTTAAAAAAGGCGAACTTAAAGCTAGAGACTACGAACGTGAACTTAGAGCTGAATCTGTTAAGATGATTGATGTTGTTAGCGATATGGTTGAAATGCGTAGAGAAAAAGCACAAGAAGAATTTCAAGAGCTTATGGCACGAAAACGTTTAAAGAAAATCGAAGCCAACAAGCGGAATGAAGGAAAGACTAATAATGCTGTGCCAGTTATTCAAATGGATTTAGATGGAAATGAGATTGCTAGATTTGAGTCTATGAAAGAAGCAACACGGGTGACAGGAATTGATACCACTCATATTTCCTGTGCTTGCAGTGGACTTTATGGCCGAAAAACGGCCAATGGATATAGATGGAAATATGCTGAAATAGAAAAGGACAAAGAAGATGAGTTATCTAACAAAAGTAAAGATAGCGACACAGAACCTTGAAGATAAGATAATTGACTATCAAGATTGGGCTGAGACTGTTCTTGGCCCAGACTATCGTGACGTATATAGCTCGGAATATTTACGCAGAGCATCTAAGGTCTTTAGCATCTTTTTGAAAAATGCTGAGGGGCAAGAAGTTGAGGGCGACAAGTCTGATGAGCTTAGAGAATTATTGAGCCAAATCAAAGCTGAAAGAATTAAACTGTCCACAACCAATATTGAGTACAATGCTATTCAGCGGGCAGAGGCCAGAAATGACCTATTTACTGAAGAGCTGATTAGAGCCATTGGCCGCCTTGAGCCGTTGCAGATACCTGAACATGAGAATACATATCGACTTGACGGAGATTCTACTTTGCTTATTACCCTGTCTGATTTTCATGCTGGGTCTACATTTGAGGTACGCGGCCTCTATGGCGAAACCGTGAATAAGTACGACTATAACATCATGTGGCATAGGTTATATAATCTAATTGACCAAATTGAGGCTGATTGTATCGACTTTAAGGATTGTAAGGTCGCTATCTTGGGAGATTGCTTTGAAAATATCTTACGCACATCTTCCTTGCTAAAACTGCGGGAGCCTGTTATTGATACTGTTATTCGGTTTTCTGAGGATATGTGCCGTTGGTTGTTGCATTTGCATTTGAGGCTGGACACGGATATTGAAGTCATTACAGTCGGTGGTAATCACGATACACAGCGGCTACTTGAGAGTCGGCCTACATTTGAGGATGAAAATCTAACCAAATTCGTAGTGGCTTATATGAAGCAGCGATATGAAGGCATTGCCGGATTTAATATCAATAATTATCAGGAGATTGCCATTAAGGATATCCGTGGTACTAATGTTATGTTCTGCCATGGTGAAGATAAAGACCTGAGCACGACTATGGATTATTTTAGTAATCTATATAATGTCGATATTGGCGAAGGCTATGGTGGTCATTTACATCGGCCTGAGAGCAAGGCTATTGGTATCACTGAGGTTGGCGATAGGGTATTTACCCGTGTTGGGTCAATTGTTGGAGTTGATACATTTGCCAAGAAAATTAGGGTGGCGGCACGACCCAGTGCCTATGTGGCCATATATACCGATAACGGTAAGACTTGGAGCCGTAATTATTATCTTTGATTCAATATTTGCCCTTGTTTAACTTGATTACGTTACAGATGCTTGTGGGGCCTGTGACGGGCATGGGTAAGTTTGAATATATCGACCCGCGAACTTGAGCGGTAGTGATTTGGTCGCGCAAAACCGCTAAGACCGTTCGCACCATCTTGTCAGCCGAAAGGTGAGACATTTAACTAATTCCCAACATAGCTCCATGCGTGGGTAAAATAAGATGAGGAGCAAATTCTCTTATGAGAGGGGGGGTCACAACCTTGCGTCCAACTGTCTGTATTTACCAGACTAAAGTATGAAAGGAGTGTGATTCGGGCATTGCTCATATCTCTGATAAGTGGCCTAAAGCCAAACTGTCAGCCCACCTTGAAAAATCAAGGTATTAAAGACAACTGAATACTTTGAGAAAAGACGGTAAAATATCGTCTTTTCTCATATCTGAAAATAATGGAATTCCTTCATATATAAGGCAAGACACCACTCTTGCCTTATATTTATGGGGGAGAAAGGGAAAATATGGCAGAATTTAATAGAGCCAAAGAAAATTGGTGCCCTAATTGCCAGACTGCTAAAGAAAACAAATATTTTATCCAAAGTCTTAGCCCTGTTCATGATGGGTTTTTGCCATTGTGCCGTGCTTGTCTTACGGCAAGATTTAAGACATATAAAAGCATATTAAATTCTGATGGCGGAGCTTTATGGTGTATTTGTTCTGAGATGAGCTATCCGGTCATCAAGAAATATTATGATATGACTTTGGAAAAGAGTTCTAGTGATACTAGAAATCTCTTTATGATTTATCATAGTATCTTAAAGGATGAAGAATTTCAAGTTAATGGTTTTTGGCAAAGCGATATGATGCTTGATGATATTGTTGAGCTAGATACCAAAACGGACGAAATGGCCGAAGATAAAGAAAAGGCTGTTGATTTGGCAGAACAAGAAAGAATTTGGGGCAAGTTTGAAGAAGAAGATTATGAGCTTTTGAATGATTTGTTTGCCCGATACACTAAGGACTTGTTTAGTTTAGATACTGTTGTTGAATTACGGTATAGAGACTTGTGCAAGGCTGAACTCAGCAAACGTAAAGCTGATGAATCTGGTGATATTAATGCTATTGCAAAAGCTCAAGAAAATATCAAAAAGATGCTTGAGTTGCTAAAATTAAATAATTTTCAAAGTAACACTAAGACAGAAGTTGAAAAAACACTTGAATATCAAATTGCTATGATGGAAAAATATAAACCAGCAGAACTTGAAGATATTAGTGCTTATGAAGATTATTGCGGTTGTCATCATCTGGAAGAACAACTTATGAGACCTTTAAGAAATCTCATTGCAGGGTCACGAGAGTATCCCACTGTGACAAAGGAATGATATTATGGCTTTTGTTTCAAATGCGAACGAGATTGCTTCTTTTAAAGCATATAAGTTAATAAATGATGACGATGGCAAAAAATTCCTTGGGTATGCTTCTAACGAAGCCGAAGAAAAGCAAATTGATTGGACAACGTTATTTAGATATAATCCGGGCATTTATGCTGAATGGCGATTAAAAATGAAACTTTTGCCTTATCAACATTATATGTTATGGCAGATGTTCAATGCACAAGTTACATTTGATATGTGTAGCCGAAATTCGGCCAAGACCTATGTTTTGGGGCTTGGTGCGGTCATTAGATGTATGCTTTTTCCAAATACAGAAATTGTTATTACTGCTTCTACAATCGACCAAGCTAATAAAATGATTGAACGTAAAATTCGTGATGAAATTATTATGAAACATTCAGAAGTTTTACGCCATTTTATGGAAATTGGCATGATTCAAATTAAACGTGATAACGATATCGCTATTGTGTTATTTCCATTTAATGGGTCGAGCATTCGGGTGTTGGCTATGGTTGATTCCAGTAGGGGCGAGCGCTGTTGTTGGTTAATTTTGGAAGAAGCTATGCAATTAAAGAAACATATTATTTCTTCTGTATTTAATCCTATGCGCCGTCCTAGGCAAGCTGACTTTTTGCGTATTAACGAAGAATTTAAGAAAAATAAACGATGGATTGAACAAGCAAAGGTTACATATATTACTTCAAATAGATATAAAGCAGATTGGGCTTATAAGGAATTTACTAATTGCGTTGCTGGATATTATATGAGTCAAAGAATTAGTTATAAAGTATTTGCTTTTGATATTTTTAATGTTATTGAAGAAGGATTAAAAACTGAAGAGTACTTAATTGAATCTCTGCGGAATGACCCTGAAATTATTGTTCGGCAAGAGCTTTATAATGAAGCTATTGGTGAAGCGGAAGATTCTTTCTTTTCTTATAAATATTTTAATAATAACCAAATTATAGAAAAAGCATTTATTCCACCCAGCAATATTGATTTGTATGTTCAAAAAGATTTGGGTAACGCAGAAAAACAAGATGATGAAATTCGTTTGGTTATAACAGACTATGCTTTTGCAAATACAACTTCTAGTCAAAAGAACGATAATACAATTATTTTGTTAATGTCTTTGCATTGGAAAAGCAATAGATTTGAACGTCATATTGATTATATTGAAGGTCACCCGGCAAGTGATAGTTTAGGTGCTGCCGACAGGGCAAGGGAATTATTTTGGGATGAACATTATTGTCCTCTCTTATGGTAACATAGGAGTAATAAATCTACTTAACTGCTGGAATATCCTTAGAGCTATATTGACTACAACGCAAGGATGAAATAAGCCTAAACGTGAATGTTTGAAAACAATATAGATTGGACAATCAGCAACCAAGGCTCGAATAGAGCAAGGCTCAACGACCATCCCGTAAGGGAGTAGGGGCAAGTGCCCCGAAGTAGTAGACTTCCAGAAATGGAAGAAGATATGGTCTATTCTTCATAGAAATATGAAGGCGAAAGCAGACAAGAATAACGAACTTGTTTACAGAATATAATAGGGAGACAGGGAGTAGCTACCTTTCGGATTTACTGCAATAATAAAGATTATCCCTATTACATATTAACTTTTTTGCAGAAAGGTTGATAAGTGATATGAAATGTTATGAAATTAAGCACAATAAGAAATTTCGATACTCTTGTATTTATTTATGGACAAATTTAATCAATAACAAAAAGTATGTAGGTCAAACGCAAGACCTTGGAGAACGATTTGTCAGATATAATCAAAATGATTTTAACGATTATATGAAAAAAGCTGTAAATAAATATGGAATAGATAATTTTGAAATAACAATTCTTGAAAAAGATGTCCCTAAAGAGAAGTTGAATGAACGAGAACAATATTGGATGGATTATTTTCAGTCTTATGATTCTGATTATGGCTATAATATTTGCAAAATCGCAGGCGGTTGCCGCAGTGTAAAAAGAAGCGAAGAATATAAACAAGCGTGTTCCAAGAGAATGCTTGATAGAATAGCTAATGGCGAAAAAATTTGGCTTGGTAGAACTCATTCAAAGGAAACAAAAGAATTAATGTCTGAGAAAGCCAAGCATTTGCATGAAAATCATCCTGAAATTTGGTCTAATCATTATAAGCATACGGAAAAAGAAAAGCAAAGAACTTCTGAATTTTTCAAAGAGTATTGGAAAACTCATGAACATTCTTGGAAGGGTAAAAATCATACGCCTGAAACAAAGAAGAAAATGAGTGAAGCAATGAATAAGAATCCGAACAGGAACAGAAGAATGAGGAGAGTTGAATGCTATACTTTAGAAGGCGTTTATATTTGTACTTATGCTTCTGCTTTTGAAGCCGCAAGAAATATTGGACATCCGAAAGGTGCTAGTTTTATTCTTAGATGTGCTAATGGTTATAAAAATTCAGCATATGGATTTAAATGGAAAGATGCTGGATTATATCACGAATCTGACAATATATAAGTATAATGCAGATTATTTCATACCCGATATCAGGTCGGGGGGAGAAACGTTATTTAATCGTATGACAATGCCCTGGGATAAAGAAAAAGTTATGGGTAATAGAAAAACTTGTGGCCTTACTGTAAGCACAGAAAGAGATTTACAAGTTGTTCCTGATAATAAAATTCAAGATTTGATTGACCGCACAGTCGATAAAAACGCTTTGCCTTGTATAATTCCGATGATTGGCACAGCCGATTTGAATGCTCAAATGTGGGTCGAATTAAAGAAGCAACTTGAAAGCAATAATATCAAATTCTTAATTTCTTGTCAAGAAAAACAAACTCAACTTGAAGATAGTGGAGAATATTTTGATATGACAAGTGAAGAATTTGCACAAACAATGTTACCGTATGGTCAAGTTGAATCTTTAATTACAGAAGCTATCAATTTAAGTGCCGAATTTAAAGACGGTCGTGTGAAGCTTAGAGAGCCACGTAGTATGACAAAAGATAGAGCTGTATGTTTAGCGTATGGTAATTATATAGCAAGCAAGATTGAAAATAAATATAATCAGTCTGTCTATGATGAAGCAATAGACTATGAAAACATTCAATTAGTTTGGTGAGGATAGAATGAAATATTATAAGCAAAGCAACGTAAACATTATTGAGTGTTCGCCGGACGAATTTTCTATTGTTCTAAAGAGTGAACATAAAAAAAATCTTAAAGAATCTACTTATACAAACGCAAACTTCTTTGGCAATTTCTCTGAAAAAGGCCAAAAATTTACTTTGCCCGTGGGCCATTTAGTATGCGACTTTGACAGTTCTTCTGCGCTTTGTAAAAAGTATTGTGCAGAACGTGGTAAGTTTAACGGCAAAAAGTTTTGCTTTGATAGTGGCTCTTTTAAGTATATGAACCCAATGTATGGTAAATTTGTTTCTACATTTGTTATCCAAAATGGTGAAGCAAAAGTATTGGATTTATCTCACGTTAGTTTTGATTACAGTTATGCTGTAGCTGGTGTTCCTGTCATCCGAAATAGTAAAGATGTTAAGTTTAAAACTTATGTTGTGGGACAAGGTTGGGACGGGTCTACACTGTATGCTACTAAGCATATCTTTTTAGGTTTGAAGCCCGGTAATAAAAATATTTTTATTATGGGCTGGAAGTCTAGTAAAGCTAATTTAATTTACAGTGGCGAAGCGTATAAAAAATTTTCTGCTATGGGCTTTTCTGAAGTGATTAAACTTGATGGTGGCGGGTCTTATATTATGAAATATAAGGGTACTACTGTTGACTCGACTTTAGAAAATCGTATGGATAATGCTTATATTATTGTAAAGGAGAAAACTACTGTGAACGCGCCTACCACTACAACCACTTATTCTAAACCTACTCGTGTTCTTTATAAGAATGATAAAGGTAATGATGTTAAGTGGGTTCAAGAAAAATTAAAGAAAGCTGGATATAATCTTGAAGTAGATGGGTCTTTTGGCCCTGCTTCTTATTGGGCATTTCAAGATTTTTGTATTAAACAACTTGGAAAACTATAAAACTTTGAAAATAAAATGAGAGGAGGTGCAAAATGCCAGAAAAATTAACTCAATCCCAGCTTCAAGATGTTATCAACTTCGCTGAGAATATTTATACAGCTGAAAAATATGGACAAGGATTCTACTCGCCTTGGATGAGTAATCAACTGTTAAATAATCTTAACAATTCTGCAAAACCGTTCACTGTGAATGATTTGCGTAAGGCTTTGAAGTCTTATAAAGAAAACGCTTCTACCTTACAAGATTACACAGAGTTTATGAAGCATTGGGATATTATTTTTGCTAGGACCCTGGAATCTTATGCAAATGTTTTAGCTTTTGACCTTCAAATCGTTTGTACAAATGCCTTTACTGATGAGGACTATCAGTCTGATGAATACAAAAAAGATAAACAACGTGTTTATCAGTTTTTGAACGGGTTTGATTATAAAGCTGAATTTAGACGTGTTGTGCAACAGTGTATGACTACAGAAGTTGGGTATTATTGGTTTAGAAAAACCAAATGGGGTAACAAAGGCATGAAATGCACTCTGCAACTTTTACCCCAAGATTTTTGTATGTTGACTGGTTATTGGGAAAAAGGTTTGCTGTTTGATTTCGACGCTTCTTATTTCTTAAATGCTGGGGTGGATATCGATGGCTTCGACCCTGTATTTAAGAAATATTACAATAAGATTTTTGTAAAATCGGATGGCATTTTGAATTATCGCCCTTCAAACGTGCTAAATGAACGTACAGGCACTTATGCCATGTGGACACAGACATCACCTACTGATGGTGCATGGGCGTGGAAAATGAATTTAAGCAATTTTAATACCACACCTTTCCTTGCCCCGTATATGTTGTCTACACTTCGGAACAATGAAATCGAAGAACTACAATACAATAAAGATTTGGTCTCTGCGTATGCTATTCTTGCAGGTGAGATACGTTTGTTTGATAATGCCAAGTCTGGTACGAAAGCTGACCAATTTGCTATTAACCCTACTACTTTAGGTGTGTTTATGGGTAAGGTTAAGTCTGGCTTACCTGATAATGTCAAAGCTGTTGCTATGCCTACTGAAAACACCAAAATGTATCAGTATACTGATACTAACAACAATATTTACGAAAATCAGCTTAAAACCTCTGCTGGCCAAGGTGGTGGCATTAGCCGTGTGATTTATAGTTCTGACCGTATGAGCAATGCTGAAATTCAGTATGCAGTTGAACAACAATATAATATCATGCGTCCTATGTACAGTCAATTCCAAAATTTCTTGAATTTCTTTGTTAATAAATTGACTAAGAAGTATAAGTTTAAGTTTATTTTTGATGGCTGCGCTTATGAGTTTGACAGAGCTAATCGTTTTGATAGACTGCTAAAAATGGCTGATAAAGGTATTGTGTTAAACAGCTCTGCATATGCATCCGCATTGGGCATGGCTCCGCAAGATTTTGACCAAAGTTTGAGTGAAGGTCATGCTGGCGAAATGATTGATAAGCTAAGTCTTTTACTTAATGTAAACACTACAAAGAATGGTGGCGAAGGTGGGAGACCTAGAGAGGAAAGCACTTCGCTAACAGATTCGGGCGAAATGAGTAGAGAAAGTCTTGAATAATAAAAAGCTATGTGATAAGGAGAAATAAAAATGGCGTATGTAATGCCATCAACTGTTGCTGCCTTACAAGAAATGGTAACAGAAAGTTTTATTATGACTGCTCGCATTGATAGAATGCAATCTGCATTGGACGCAGATTTAAGTTATAATCAAACTTCCTTGCTTATCCATCATGGAATGGCACATCGTTACAGTGGTTATTTTGCAGACGAAATTGCAGATTTAGGGTTACAAGGTTATGATATCTCTGTTAATTACGGAGATGTCCCCACTATGAATAAGTCTTATTCTTCTGTAAAAGAGCTTTTATATGAATTAAAAGATTTCGTGGTTGAATATCAAACAGAACTTAATGGATGTTATAAAATTGCTTTTGACAATAATGATTTCCATGTGTGTGCAGATTTAATTGATATTATCAAAGACCATAATAATGTGGTTCGTCAAATGGTTTTACTGTGTAATAAGATTGACATTTATGGTGACAATCCCTCGTTTGACGCGCACATCAAGAATCATTTTTGGCTTCTAGGAGAAGATAAGTAATGGTTATTAGAGATACACCTTCTGACCTAGAAAAGTATTTTATGGCTGATGGAGAATTGGCTTTTGAAATTCAACAAGCAGGAATAAAACCCTCTTATATTGACGAAGGGGCTGTGTATTTTAGAAAATCTAATAGACTAGAAAAATTGCTTAAAAGGCTCGGGGTTTCTTGAGCCTTTATATAATTTTACAAAAGGAAGTGAGGTGAGACGTTGGAAAAGCTAATTAATTTTACTGTTGAGGATATCGAACAAATTCAATTTGATGATTATGACGAAAAAGAGTTTGCAATCGCTAAAGTAGGTTTTATGTCAAATCGCCCTAATTCCCATAAACTAGAAATTTCTGAAGAAGTATTGCGTAAAAACGCAAATACTGTCTTGGGTAAATGGATGGTTGTTAAAATGGACTTTATGGGACTAGATGCAGAAGGACATGACCCGCAAGAGCATATTGTCGGTTTCTTCCCGAAAGACCAAGAAATTGAATTTGTGGAAGATGAAGAAGGGTATATTCGTGCCTACGCTACTGCTGTTATTTCAAAGATTTATGCAAAAGATTATTGTAAGATGTTTGATGGTGATAACGAGCGTGCAGTTAGTATCGAAATGAAGTGTGATACTGAAAATGGTAAAGATATGGATGATAAAGTATTGTCTTTTACTATTGTAGGCGTGACCACATTGGGTAAGGCAATTCATCCATCAATTCCTGAATCTGATGTGTCTTTTGTTCGGTTTTCTCAAGAAGAAGCTACTGCATATTTTAGTGAATTAAATGAACATAATCTCACCCCTTTAAAAAAATTTGCCAAGGAGCGTATTGCAAATATGGCTAAAGAAGATTATGTCAACCATCCTATTAGTACTTCTAAAGAAGATATTTATGAAGGCGAATGGGATGGCCAAAAGGCCAAGCAAGATTTAGTTAAAGAAAAGAACTTTAAGTCTCTAGCCCCGAAGGTTTGTATGAAACTGGAAGAAGGCTGGGAGGATAGGGAAGTTACTAAACTTGGTTATCCTGTTATGATGCTTTATGACGGAAAATGGGTTTATTCCACAAAAGGGCTTTCTTCAGCCCTTGGTTATGCCAAGAAAGAAGATGAAACCGCCGTTGTAAATAAAATTGAAAAGATTTATAAAAAGTTAGGACTAGATGATGGAAAGGAGGTTAAGAGTGAAATGGCTGAAATTGAATTTAGTGCTGTGAATATTGGCGATATGTGGGGACGTATTTGGGATATTATTGACCAAAAGCGTGAATGGGATTATAGCATTTCTGGTATCTACGAAGAAGATAATCAAAAGTTTGCCATTCTAAAGAATCGCGACCAAAATCTATATCGTCTGAATTTTACTCTAACCGAAGAAGGGCTGACTGCTTCTGATGAAGTAATTGAGGTCAAGCAAGACTTTGTTGATACTGATAATATTAGAAAGTTCTCTGAGCCCGAAAATGTTGAACAGTACCAAAAGTTTGCAGAAGTAGAACCTGAAAAGAAAGAAATGTCTCTGGAAGAAGCGATGGATAAAATTGCTAATCTTGAGAGCGAAATTGAAAAGCGTGATAATATTATCATGGAAAATGAAAAGTCCATGAAGGAAAAGGATATTGAACTATCCGACCTACGGACTTTCAAGCAGACTTGTATGGAAGCTGAACGTGGTTCTAAGGTTGAAGCTGTTATGTCCGAAGTGTCTAAGTTTATGGACAAGACTCAGGCTGAAGAGTCCCGTAAAGAGGGTCTAACTTGTGAATTTTCTGCTGTGGACGCTTGGGCCAATAAGGTTAAGGCTTCTGTGTTTGACAAGATGTCCAAGGCTTCTACCAAAGAAGGGGATTTTACTCGCATGAGTGCCCCTGTTGAAATTAAAAAGACTGGTTCTGTTTGGGACAGACTATAATTAAGAAATAAAGGAGATTGAAATATATGAATAATCACGGCTACGTGTCTACTATGCGTTGCGCTTGTACTAATGTAGATTCTTTTAATCGTGTCGGTGTTTATGCTGATACCGACCTAGACAATGGTGTACTTGTAACTCTGAGTGATATTACTAAGACTACTGACGGTACTGTTACCGCTTTCAATTATGCTGTAACTCCCGCTACTGCTAATACTACTGGCTCTGTATGGCTGGTTAATACCCCCGAAGTTGGTACTAATATTGAAATGCAGATGATGAGTGACCCTCGTTACTTCTACAATGAAAAGGGTCGTCCCATGTCTCTAAAGTATCTAAATCCCAAGACTGATATTATTGAAGCTGATGCTGGTTGTTTTGTTGACGGTACTCTGCCCACCACTGCTCAGAAGTATGTCACCGTTGGTGATGGTGGCAAGTATGTGGCTGCTTCTGCCGCCGCCACTGCTGGTAAGCCCTACTTCTCTGTTGTTGGTTTTAATGAAGTCGCTGTTGGCATGGGCGTTATGAAAACTGTTCTACTACAGTGCGAGTCCAACTAAGGAAAATTAAATATAGAAAAGGAGATTTGATAATATGCTAAATCAGGAAATCGTAACTTTTGCCGCTGGCAATACTGATTGCTATGTGGCTTTCCAAGATTATTTTTGCAATAAGGCGGTTCAGACTTCCGAAAATCATGAAAAGCTAAATAAGGCTTTCTTCGCCGAAGTTAATGCCAAGTCTGGTGTGAACGCCGAAGGTCTATCTACTGAGGCTCTGCTGTCCCACCCTTCTTATCGCTGGAGCTTCATGTCTGTAGTCGATGCGACTGTCAATGCCATTCTGCCTAATATTTTAACTGATACTATTGGTCTAATTGCTGACCTACGCTTTGTCTCTCTAGGTGACATTGTGAAGTTCAAGATTATGCCTAATCAGTTCTTTACTGTTTCCAAGGGTAACTATCGCCCTGCTTGTTAAGCGATTAGCAAGTATTCCATGTTAACTGCTTTGAATCCCTAAAGCTATCTTCACTACAACGTAAGGATGAAACAAGCCTAACCGTGAAAGTTACGAAAGTAGAAAAAAGTAAGATAGATAGATATAAGGTTAAATCCTAAGTATCTGTATAATGGGTGTTTAGCATCCACATTCCGAATAGGAATAGGTTCAACGATTATCCTCTCATGGAGGAGTAAACTGTAAGCTAATGACAGTTGAAAAATATGGCCCCTTAAAAGGGTGAAGAAATAATCTGAACTTATACGAAAGTATAAGAGGTCTGCTATAGTGCGTGGCAAGACTGCGTAAAGAGTTGCGTCTTTGCGTGAACATTTTTGTGGTACTGGCGAACGCACTATCCATCGTCAGAAGGACTTTGCTGCTGATGTCGTAATTTCTCCTGTCGAACACATCGTCACTGTGTACGTTGATATGTACCGTGTGATGGCTGGCAAGGAAGATATTGTTGACTTTATTCGCCGTGTCGTTCTGGCTATTGAGCAATCTATGTATGCTGATATTCTGGATGCTCTAACCACCGGTCTAGCCGCTATTCCTCAGGGCACTTATAATGTTACTGGTGCTTTTGATATGGGCAAGCTAGTCAAGATGGCTGAAACTGTTGAAGTTTACAATGCTGGTGCTCGTCCTATGATTGTTGGTTCTGCTACCGCTCTGATGAAGATTCTGCCCGATTCCACTTTGGGCTATCGTGGCAATTTTGATGCTAATGGTGGTTCTATCGAACTAATTAAGGACGTTTATGGTTATGACGTTATGCGTCTAAAGAATGCCGCCGCTAAGGCTGGTGGTCTAGTTCTGCCTGATGATACTGTGTTTGTGGTGTCTCCTGCTGTCGATAAGCTGGTTAAGGTTGCCGTGAGTAACGCTCTGACTAATAGCAACCAGTTCTATGAAAATGGGGATTTGACACAGAATTATTCTATGAGAAAAAATTGGGCTGCAACTTATGCTTCTGCTGCTAAAGCCGGTATTTATAAGATTACCGATTGATTAAATTAAATTGTATTAACAATTAAATAAATCTCCTTACAAAAGACAGGGGGTAGCTACCTTTTTAGTTGCTGTCACAACTAAATTATTTTGTAAGGAGAAAATAATCTTTGACAGGAGATTGTGATATGAGGGCAATTTGTGGAATATATAAGATTACTAATAAAATTAACGGGAAATCTTATATTGGTCAATCTGTGAATATTAAAAATCGTTGGTATGTGCATAAAGCAACAAAAGATGATTATCCTATCCATCGAGCTATACAAAAGTATGGTAAAAATAATTTTTCTTGGGAAGTTCTTGAAGAATGCTCTGAACAACAATTAAGTGAACGAGAAATTTATTATATTTCAAAATATAATACTTTTATGTATACTGAAAATAGCAACGGCTATAATTTAACACCAGGCGGAGAGCAAGGTAATGTGAAACCGGTTAATCAATATTCTAAAGATGGGAAATTTATTCGTCGGTACAATTCTATTGCTGAAGCGTCTGCTGAAGTTGGTAAAATGGTTGCTCAAATTTCTTCTTGTTGTTATAAAAGATGTTTGTCTTGTGGGGGGTATCTATGGGCGTTTGATAATGAAGCTCCTATGAATTATTATGAAGAAATGGGAAAATTAGGAACTACTGTAGACCAATATGATTTAGATGGTAATTTTATCAGGTCTTTTGACACTGTTCCAATGGCGTGTAAATTTGTGAACGAATTTTCTAAAAAGAAAATATCAAAAGGGCAAATTGTACAATGTTGTAAAAATGACAAGTATTCCGCAGCAGGATTTTTGTGGAGGTATCATAACGATGAGCCTCCAAGACCATATCGGGATAGATATTATTGCCCCATACTACAATTAACTAAAGAAGGGCAAGTTGTAAATCAATTTGATTCTTTGTACGAAGCTAGCAAAAAGACGGGTGTCCAGAGAAGCAATATCGGGTTTTGTTTGAATGGTAAACGCAATTTTGCTGGCGGATACAAATGGCAAAGAGTTAATGAAATTAAGTGAAAATAGGAGAAAATATTATGGCAAGAACTACTACCAAGTTTCAAAAAGAAGAGACTGTGGCTACTGAAGCCACTAATAATGCTGTTTCCGAAAATGAAATCCTAAAGGCTCAAATTGCTGAAATGAAGGCTCAAATGGAACTTATGGCACAGATGATGGCTAATAAGTCTAACGAGCCTATTCGTCCCGCTAAGAATGACCGTATGATTACTTTTGTGAATCTAACAAATGGAACTGCTGTCCTACGGGGGAATCAAAATTGGGCACTTGAAGGCCGTTATGCAAGTCGAGCTTTCCTAGAGCGTGAGGCACGAATTATTGTAAATAATATGCCTAACATGATTCGTTCTGGCATGGTTTATATTACTGATGCTGATTTTGTAAAAGAAAACGACCTGGCAGATGCTTATTTGAATATGCTGTCTGATACAGATATGAAGAGTCTACTGGCACAAGACGCAAAGTATGTCATTGAAGTGTATAAGAATGTTTCTGACAATCAGAAGCAAATTATTATTGATATGATTATTGAACAGCGGAAAGCCGGGGCAAAGATTGATGGCAATATTCTAACTGAACTTGGTGAACTTTGCGGAAAAGATTTAGTCCATATCGAAGATTAAAAAGAAAGGAGATATGCTATATGGCTACTTCTTTCGATGTTATAGAGGATATGGGGCTTGGTCAAATTGATGACTATGCCCTAAGTAAACTTTATACCAATGATTTTAAAAAATTCCAAAAATTTTGTGACGGGATGTTAATTGCTGCCGTGTCTTTTTTTAAGGATTGTAGGCAAAGCCTTGAATATGACCTTGAAGCAAGAGAATTTGTTAATGATTTGACAAATGAAGAAATTGCAATTTTATCTGACTTCTGGATGATTCAGTGGTTTAGTAAGAAAGTTAATAATTCTTCACAATTTCAAGCCAAATTGCAAAATTCGAGTAGTTTTAGAAATTTTTCAGAAGCCCAGAACCTTAAAGAAAAGACTTCTTGGCTTGACCGTCTAAGAGAGCGTGTATATCAACGTATCACTGATTATCAAGTTGGTGATTTGTCCAACATTTCCTTTTAAGGAGGGGTTGGATGTATAAAACCAAAATGATTAAGAATATTTATAAAGTTTTGTTGCTTTATGAAGATGTTCAAAATCCCGAAACATTGGTGTCTGAGACGGACTATTTAAGTTATTTAAATAGAATGTATGTACTATTCTCTAAAAGCAGTGAAATTACCCAGTACCTTAATGGGTTGATTAGATTGGGCATGAGCGCAACCCACACTAATGTAAAAGCAAGTGTATTTTATATGATAAAAATTATTGATAAAGGGGTGGTTTGATGAGTTTGGATTATTTTGAAAATTCTTTACAATCTGGAATGATTCAAGCCCCAAATGATTATTATCGTGAGTTGCAACAAGCTTTTATCAACGAACAATGGGATAATACAAGTGCAAAAAAAACCATTTATCAACAAAGAGTTGACTGCAAAGGCAATTTTACAAACGACTGTTTTGAAAAAATTGAAGTGTGGATGAATTATGTTGTAGGCCAAGGCACTTCTGATAGAAATGGGCATGACTTTGTGCAGCTTGCATTTCGAGATATTAACCATTTTACTGTTAGAGGCAGATATTATCAGTTTGAAAACAACTTCTGGATTACTACGTTTGATGACGAACATGATGGCTTGACGAAAACCGTGGTTGTAAGACGTTGTAATAATTATTTGAGGATTGTTGACCCAGATAATGGGAATATTTTTAGTATCCCTTGTGCAATAGAATACGATATGTCCAGCCCTTCTAGCCAAGTAAGCAGATATGTTATAACGCCAAACAATCATGCTACGGTTATTGTTCAAGGAAACAAAGATACGCTTAGACTGTTCAAAATCAACACAAGATATATTCTTGGAGGACGACCTTTTAAGCTATACGCTTATCAAAATGCCTTATTGAATACAATGAATTCGCAAGACACGACTTTGCTGTATTTGGATTTGTATCTTGATGAATTGCACGACAAGGATGATTTAGAGAACAGCGTAGCTGATAATGGAGAATATAACTATCAGGTTCAAATTAATGCTCAAAGCATGACGTTGGCAAATGGTTCTACAGGCAAGCTATCAACAGACGTGTTATTGAACAATGTTGAAGTTGATAAAAAGGTTTTGTGGGTTAGCAGTAATGAAAAAGTTGTAAAAATTGACAATGATGGCAACTATGCTGTGATTGGTCAAGAAGGCGAAAGTGCTGAGATTTATGCCTATCTTGAGGGTAACAAACAGGCACAAGATATGATTAGTATTATTGTGGCTGATGCCACATCTACTGTTCCTGAAATTTATCTTGACCCGGCCTTTGACAAAATTAGAGAATATCAAGTCATTGATTTTAATGTGCATACGTCTTATTTAGGTAAAGATTATGTCCCCGCAGAAGTAAAAATTAGTTTAGATGGTAATAAAATAGTAACGAGCAATGAGAATCTGGTAATTAAACAAACTACTGCTGGATGGCAAATTCAATGTTTAAAGAGAAGCCAATCTGAACTGTATATGTGGGTAGACGTATCCAATGCTCTTCCAAGCTTTAAGCAAAAGGCAAAATTTGCTATTAAAGCCATAAGCATGATGGGGTGAGGTGAGATAGATGTTTAACTCAATGTCATCGCTACCCTATATTCCCTATAATATACTTATTTATCTTGCCCGTCAAGATAGTGCGGAAGATATTTGGAAGATGCTGAAATATAATAGTTATGATGCACTTAGTAAACCAAATTTGAGTTTTGACGAAAAGTTAGATTTGATTTGGAAGTCAGGCCCACAAGAAAAGTATGGTGTGTTCTTTACCAACCTTGTGGAAGATTTGATTTGTGAATCTAAGTGTATTTTTAAATTGTATAACTATTATGTCCATGCCAATGAGCTATATACCGGTACTACTGTATATGCTTTTGACTTTCTTTATGGCGGTCAAATGAGTCTTGTTGAATATAATGGAACGCCTGTTTCCAGAGGCGATTTATTTATGAATAAGATTCTTGCTACTTTGAATGGTGCAGAAGTTGGCGGTGTAGGAAAACTAACATTTCTTGATGATATGTCAAGATATGTACTAGGAAAATCAGTCATTGGCAATTCTAAAACTTTTACAGGTGTTCAATTATTTATGGCCGTAAATGTTGGTGATACAGGAGAAACTTATGGGTGCGAAACTTAATATTGACCTGTATCGAAGGGCATATTTTTATTTTGACAAGTCTGTTGATTATGTTATAAACGATAAAATTTTATATATTCATCCTGTTCTTGTGAAAGACAGTGAAATTTTTTTGTCTAGTGTATCTGTATTAGACACTGATAAAAATAGTTCTGATTCTGTTGAAATTATTCAAATGTCTTATCTTGATTTTATTTATAAGGTTTTGTTTCAAGACGAAATCAATATAAGTAGATTTATAAATATATTGAGATATTGTTTACATATTGAAAATCCTGAAATTGGTTATGATGAGAATCAAAAGCCTTTTTTAAAGGACAAAGATACGGGTGTTGTAATAAAATCGAAAGATTTTGATAACATTCGTAGATTGATTCTGTATCAGAATTTGGTTCATTATGATGATGAATATATAAATCCTGAGATTAAGAAAATGATGGCCGAAGTCGATGCTGTTAAAAATTCTGGGTTTGATTTGCCAAACATTGAACGAAAGATGGCTATTATTTCTGCTCATAATGGGATGACAAAAAAAGAACAAATGGATATGACTTACAGAAGCCATTCTATTTTGTTTGAGGAAGTTTATGGAGAGGTTGAATTCATGTCTACTCGGGCTATGCGAATTTACGTTGGTAAAGACGGTGAAATGGAACACTGGATTTACAAGAAAAAGAAGGATAAGTATGCGGGGTATATGACTGACGCGGATACTTATACTAAAAGCATGGGCGGAGATAAGAATGCGATTAAGGCTTCTTCTGAAACTGAATATGGAGATAATTTATCTCGACAATATGATAATTTTATAAATAAATAAGGAGGATGTTATATGGCTCAAAATCATTTCCTTGCGGGTAACTAACGCCCTCTATATTAAGTGATTAGTATAAGACTTCGGGTTAATTGCTTTGAAAACCTAAAGCCCACATACCTAAACAGTAATTGGAAACGATAAGCTGAATGGTTGTGAAAACAGAAAAAAGTTGTGGGATAATCATATGGTTAAATCCTAAGTGATTGTAAATGGTGGTTTAGCAGAGAAAGTCCTAAATAATTATTGACCTTATATTTAATATACGGTATAATAATTACATGGAAAACTTTCAACGAATATCTCCTTGGGGGAGAGTAGAACTGCAAGCTAATGGCAGAAGAAAAATCCGACCCTGTTTAATACAGGTGAACAAATATTCTATTCTCATGCGAAAGTATGAGGTGTCTGCTGGTAACAGTAAGGCCGTATCAAAGTTGCGATTTGATATGAATATAATAATATATAAATCCAAAAGGTGAGAATATGTTAAAAGAAAATCAGTTTGTGACTGTAAAATGGAACCCTTACAGTCAAAAATATTATCAAAGTAAAGGGTATGTCTTTACAAAACGTGGCGATGAATTTCAAGTTAAAATAGAAGATTTGCAAGAAGGTTCTCATGCCAAAGTAAAAGTAATTTGTGATTTTTGTGGCGAAGAATATACAAAAATATATAAAGATTATTTTGCTCAACATAAGAATGGTGACTGCTGTAAAAAATGTCAAGGCAAGAAATCTTTAAAAACTACAGAGCAAAAATATGGTGTGGGATTTAGAGGTAAAAAGTTAAAAGAAATAGCGCAAGAAAGATACAGTGTAGATAATATCGCAAAATCAAAAGAAATATCAGACCGTATAAAAAATACCAATTTAGAAAAGTATGGGACTACTACTTGTTTAACTTTACCTGAAAACAGAGAAAAAATGTTACAATCGTTTAAAAACCCTGAGATAATGGAGAAACGTATTGCAACTAATTTGGCCAAATATGGCACAAAATTTGGATTGTCTTCGCCCGAAGTCAGAAGTAAAATTATCAATACACTAAGAAAAAATAATACTGCTCCGACATCTTCCCAACAGCTTGAAATTTATAATATACTATTAGAAAAATTCCCAACTGCTCAATTAAATTATCCTTGTGGTAGTTGCGTGTTAGATTGTAGCGTTGAAATAAATGGTGTTAAAATTGACGTAGAATATGATGGCCGATATTGGCATCAAGATGAACAACGGGACAGACGAAGAGACGAATTTGTCAAAACACAAGGATATAAAATATTAAGAATCCGTGGTTCTCATGCGGTTCCAACTATTGACGAACTAATGGATAGAATAAATTTTCTTTTAACAACGATTCATACATATACTTGCATCGAATTGGATTGATATATTTAAAGTGTTGGTACTGCTCTTATTTTTAAGGGCAACGAACTAATTGCTACTGCAAAAACTTTGACCGAAAGCACCTTTGATTTTGCTATCACTGCTGAAGATATCAGAGGTGGACAGGGGAATTCCCTACTTGGAAGATATTTCCATGATAGCTCTCTAACTTGTACTCTAACTGATGCAATGTTCGACCTTCAATATATGGCTCTTTCTCTGGGTGTGCCTGTTGAAAAGGGCGGCATTTCTGTAAAGGAAGAGGAACTAACTACTGGTGCTGATGGTAGCGTTACTACCACCGAAACCCCTATTGCCTTTGATGGCTCTATGATTGGTTGGTATAAAAAGCCCACCGATGATAACTGGACTGTTGGCACTATTGACGGCAAAAAGATGAATATTCCTGGCGGTGGTGCTTCTGCTACTTATTGTGTGAAGTATTTCTATCAGAATGAGAACGCTGATTTTATTACTATTAAGGCTCAGTATGTGCCTTCCACTGTCCATCTAGTGATTATGACTGACCTATACTCTGGTAAGGTTGGTTCTCAGTCTGACGCTACTCGTTATGGTCGTCTGATTGTTGATATACCTCAGTACCAGTTGGAGGGTTCTCAAAATCTATCTCTAACCGCAACTTCTGCTGCTACTATCAACCTAACTGGTATGGCTCTGGCTGTTCTTGATGGTAGTTCTTGTGAGGATGACCCTTATTATGGCACTATGACCCAAGAGATTTTTGGCGCTAAGTGGCAGAACGAAGTCGTGGCTATTGCCGTTGAAAACGCTGACTTAGAACTAGCCGCTAGTGCTTCTGAAACTCTAATCGTTCGTGCTGTATTCGGTAAGGGTATGGCTTCTCAGCGGAAGGACAATAGCAACTTTACTTTTACAAAGGAACAGTCTCCTGTAGCCACTGCTACTGACCTAACTGTTGGCCCGGACGGTGTGGTAAAGGCTGGTGCTACTTCTGGTGTTGCGGTAATCGAAGTAGCCCTAAAAGATTCCAATGTTTCTCCTGCGTACGTTAATGTAACTGTAACCTAATTTAAATATTAAGAGGATAGGCAATTTTGTCTATCCTCTTTTTTTAAGGTGATAAAAATGTGTGAATATGTCGAAAAAAATCAATGTCGAGTCACACAAACAGTCTGTCCCTATGTTTATTATTGCGATAAAATTCAGGCTTTCAAACCCTCTCAAAATATGCCCTTAAATTGTAGAATCAAAGAAAAGGCAGAAATCCCAAAAGGGTATTACAAGGTTGTAAACGTGCGCAAAAATTATCTTTATATTGATTATAATGATATTACGATTAAAGTCAAGAATCCTTTTGATGAAGTGCCTTTATATGTAAAAGTATCAAAGGCGAAAGAAGGCTATAAAATCCGCAAATAATAAACGATGTGGGGTGAGATAATGTTGGAGACTTTTAGCATTGATTTGAGCAAAGATTTTGGGTGGATTGCTGCAATCATAGCTGTAGTCCTTGGTATTGTCGAAAAATCAGGAATTAAATGGAACCCCTATTCTGTTATTTTAAAAGCTATTGGCCGGGGTATCAATGGCGAAATGTTAAAGAAAATTGAAGATATTGAAAAGAATTTAAGTAATGTTCAAAATAAGATTGATAGTTTAGATACAGAAGTCAAAGAAAATGCTATTGTGAATTGCCGGACGCAGTTTATAAGATTTGGAGATGAACTTCGGCATGGTATGAAACATAGCAAAGACCATTTTGACCAAACTTTAATGAATATTACAAAATATGAGCAATATTGTCAAGTTCATAAAAATTTTGCTAATAATGTAACCGAAGCCACAGCTAAACTAATTAAAAGAAATTATGAGGAACGGCTCGAAAAGAACGATTTCTTAGAATAAGGAGTAAATGGAAAATGAAGGAAATTAAGAGAAAAATTTATTACAATGAAGAGTTTGATATCAATGTTAATTATTATTTGACCTATGCTGAGATTCAGGCGATTGCTGATTCTGTTGTTAAGCTAGAGTCTTGGGCAGAACGGCAAACTAATATTGATATGCTTGTTCTAAAGTATGCTACTGATATCCCTATGGAAGTGCTTCAAGAAAAAGGCCATGATATCCTGCTTACTAGTGGCCTGATTGAAGATGTTATGTGTTCTGTTAAGAATATCGACCAGCTTTATGAAGCCATTAGTTACGTAACTTCTATGAATAAGTTCATTGGTGATGTGATTAAACTATGGCCTAAATATCAAAAGCAAATTGAGGGCGTGATTAAGGATGGCGCAAAGCGCAAGAAATGATGATGAACTAGTAAGAATGTTTAAGCCAGTGATGGAGAAAGTTGTTAATTACGTTCTTGATAAAATTCTTGAAGCGAATGAAACTGAAATCATTGAAAAAGTAGTGTATGAGGCTGGCGAACCTTCTGTTTATAATCGAACTAAAGAGTTTGGAAAAGCATGGGATAAGAAAACTTCTACTGGTGGAGCACATGATGTAAATGGTGAATTCTTTTATTCGCCTGAAAAAATGTCAGTTGGCTCCGTTGACCCTGAAAGCCATAATTACGGACAACACATTGGTGTGGCTGGGAGTTATCAAGGTCAAGATTCCAGACAATATTTAGCAGAGATTATATATGAAGGTGTCGCTGGCCCTGCTTTTGGACATGGCTATTGGAATAAAAGACGTGATGCATTTAGCAGATTAGTAAATCATGTTGGTAAAGTCAAATTCAATCAATGGTTTCAACAAGGATGTAAAAAGAACGGTTTAAAGGTTAATAAAATAATTGATGTGGAGCCAGTAAAAACATGATAATTATTGGAATTGATGCTTCTACAACTAGCTCTGGGTGGAGCGTGTTTCAAGATAAAAGACTGATAGCTCACGGGTGTATAAAACCAAAAAATAAAGATTGGCGTGATAGGATTATGGAAGAATCTGTATTTTTTATGAAATTGATTCAAGAATATAATCCAGATACAATTTGTGCTGAAGCAATGCCTTTAAAGCCTGGTAGCCATACATTGGAAACTTTAGGTGCGGTACATGGAATGCTTTTATGTCTTTGCGCAGGGCATAAAATCAAGCCCGTGTTCCTGTTGCCTTCAAAATGGCGAAAAGCTGTTGGTTTGTATGACGGAACTAGAGAGGGTTTGAAGCGTGAAGTTTTAAAGGAAAAAGCTATTATTATGGCGAATGAAATTTTTGGCTTAGAATTAAAATGGTATGGGCCGAAAAGCAAGAAATCAGAGGATGATGAAGCCGAGGCTCTGCTTATAGCATACAGCCAAATTATAAGCCAAAATCACGATTAAAGGATGGTGAGTTATGGCTAGTAAGAATTCAAATTACAACATCATAGTTGGCGTTGATTTTCAAAAGAATGAAGTTCAGAACAAACTTGACAAGTTAATTAAAGAGTTAGAAAAAGAGAACGCAGTTAATTTAAAGGTAAATGTTGATGGTTCAGCAGAAAAGAATCTAAAACAAATTGGCGAAGCCGCTGAAGGTGTTAATAGTGCTGGTGGCAAAATCGGCATTACTTATCAAGCGGCTAATGCTATTTTAAGTAAAACTGTTGAAATTGCTAGTTCTATGGTAGACCAAGTATATGAACTTGATTCTGCTATGACCGAATTCCAGAAGGTCAGCAACTTACGAGGACGAGACTTAGACGATTATCAACAAAAATTATCTGAAATTGGACGTACAGTAGCACGAACCGGGAAACCAAAGTGTCAAGCCCGGAATGTTAGGATAGAAAACTAGCATTAAGAACCTCCCTAAATCCAGTACAGCCTAAAGCCCTATAGCAACAACATAAGGATGAGATAAGCCTAAGTGTGATTGTGGGAAACTGTTAAAAAGTATAGGGATGATATATGGGTGAAAGCCCTAAGTATTGTAGAATGGCCGTTTGGTTGCGAAGTCCTGATGAGGGATGTGTCAACAGAACATACAGGAGGCCCCGCTTTTAAAGGGTGAAGAAATGTTCGGGTTAAATATGAAAATATTTATGAAAATGTATTGACAAACAAAACGTAATATGCTAATGTATATCTACAAGGAGGAATTGATATGTTAGCATTGATTATTGGTATTCTTGTTTTATTTGCTCCTATTCTTATGTTTACTTGTGATGACCCTGGTGCTTCTTTTTTGGCTTTTATTATTACAATTGTTTTTACGATTCCTTCTATTATATGGATTCGTGGATATTGCAAAGCCGCTAAGACTAAAGAAGGTCAAAAGATTATCAAGAAGCAAATAAAGAGGACACAAGATTATACTGATAACTACGGGTTAATTGAAACAAGAAAACGTTAATACATTAAACGTCTGAAATGGTTGAAGGTGCGACCAATTTTAAGAAATCTGGCTATAATGAATCTGATAGTGCTGAATTAGCCAGAATTGCGGCGTTATATCAGAATATTGCTGACTCTGAAATGACAGCAGGGGAAAGCGCAGACTTTATTATCTCTCAGATGAAAGCATTTAATATTGATGCGGCTGACGCTGAGAGTATTATTAACAAGGTCAATGAGGTTTCAAATAATTATGCTGTTTCCTCAACAGACCTTGCACAAGGTTTGCAACTGGTATCTTCAGCGTTAAGTGTTGGTGGAAATAATTTTAATGAAGTGCTCGGCCTCATGACCGGGGGCGTTGAGATTACAAGAAATGCCAGTAAAACGGCACGGGGAAAATGAGTCCCTAAGTGTATAGTGATATGCACTATTTGTATTTATCTAAACCCAGTAGTTCCTAAAGCTCTATCACTACAACGTGGTCTTGAAAAATTGACGAGCGTGAACGTGCGAAAGTGTTAAAAACGATAGAGATAGCATAGGGCCAAAAGCCTAAGTGCTTTTATAATGGATGTTTGGGTGCAAAGCTCCGAATAGGAGTGTGTCAAACGGCCATTCCATAGGCGGCGTAACCGCAATAGAAGTAGGGCCAAGTGGTGGGTGAAATTCCCTTAAATCGAAACGGTAAACATCTTTATAAGATGAAGAAATGGTCTCATCTCATGGGAAACTATGAGGGCGAAAGCCTTGTATGCGTAACGAACATATAAAAAGAATTTGACTTATAAGTGTCCAAAGCCGTTTAAACCAAGTTACAGATGAATCTTCTTCTGTTGGCAAGGCATTATCTGATTGGTATGAACAACACGGCATTAACGTATACGATAAACAGACTGGACAAATTCGGTCTTTATATGATATTTTAACTGAATTAGCACCCAAGTGGAAAGATTTAAGTAAAAATGAACAAGCATATTACTTGAATCAGCAAGCAGGCGCAAATCAAACGCAAAATTTGGCGGCAATTTTAGAAAATTTTAAAACTGTGACCAAAGCCACAGGCACAGCTATGAATGATTCTCTTGGTTCTGCGGTTCAAGAGAACGAAGCCTATATGCAGAGCCTTAGTAAAATGGGGTTCTATAAACAAGTTTAATTGCGGGAACGTCCTTAGAGCTTTAACAACCAAATTATTATAGGAATATAATAATGGCGAGATTAGTTATCAAGGTACGGTAAAATTGTTAAAGATTGGATAACCAGACGCAGCCAAGCGTCCAGAACGGACGAAGGTTCATCGACCATCCTGAAAAGGAGTAGGGGAAGTGCTAACCCCGAAAAGGCTTGCCTTGTGAAAACAAGTGAAGATATGGTCAGTTCTTGTATGAAAATACAAGCAGTAGAAAATATCTACGGCTAAGATTTAGCACGTCTTAGTGAACACAAAAGCGAAGCACAGACAAATAACCTAAAAGCAACATTTCAAGATTTATCAAACCGTGTTATTAACAAAGATTTAATCAGCGCCTTTTTAAATCTTGCTAATAATGGTCTTGGATTAGCAAATAATAAAGTAGGCGCAACGATTATTCAATTTGGCCTTTTAACCACCGCTCTTATTGGTGCGGCTGGGGTGGCTAAAGAATTCCTTCCTGCTTTTATCGCAGGATTTACAGGTGTTGGCTCCGAAGCCGCTGTAGCCGCTGGTGGGGTTAAAGGATTTTTAGCTATATTGGGTGGTTTTGCCCCATATGCTGCTATCATAGCTGGTATAGCTGTGGCGGTTGGTTTAGTTGGTAAAGCTGTTTATGATTGGTATAATGATACTCATAAATCCATTGAAGAATATAGTAAATTGATTCAATCTGCCAATGATAAACTAGAAACCAATAAACAACGGCTTGAAGAAATTAACGCTCTTCCTTGGAACGAAAAAACCACTGAAATTCTATCTGAAAAAGATGCCCTTGAGAAAGAAAACGAAGAGCTTCAAAAGCAGATAGATAAATACGAAAAGTTACAGCAAAAGAAGGCCAAAAACGTTATTGCTGGTGGTACTGTATCTGAAACAAGATATAGCATTTCTTCTGAGTCTACAGGTCTTGGCAAAGCAGATTTAGTTAGAGTAACAAATGTAAACTTTTCTAGTTATGAAGAACTTGTTAAGTATCTTGACCAGTATATTCCTGATGCTTCTAAGAAAACAAAAGCTGAATTAGAAGCTCTTGGTATTGCGTTTGAAACAAATGAGCAACAAGTCTACAAAGTTGGCGACAGCTATGAAAATGAGCTTATCGCCCGAGCTAAAGAACTTGATGGAGCGTTAAAGAATAATCATGAGTTGACTACTGAGCAACAAGAAGATTATGAAGAAGTCACTAAGAAACTTGGCGATTTAGCAGACGCTCATGATATTCTTGGTGATTCTCAGAACAATGCTAAAGATGCCCTAGATGCTTTAAATGAAACATATGAGTATTATTCTTATGTTGCAGAAAAAGCAGCTGGACAGACTGACTTAACCGAGCAACAGGTGACTGCACTCACCAATAAATATCCTCAATTAGCAAGTGCTATTGATACTGTCAATGGTAAAAATTATTTAAATGTTGATTCTTTGGCGGCGGTCACAGGGGCTACTAAAGACGAAATTACAGAAATTTACAATGCTGTAGCAGCAATGACGGTGTTAAACAACACTCAGTTAGACTTTAGTCAGCAAATTGGTGAAATTGCTAAATTGGGTGTAGCTTTAGGTGTTGCACAGTCTGAAATTAATGCCTTTACATCAGGCCAGCAAGCGGGTATTCAATCAGCTATTCTTCACGAAGCTAGTATGACGGGTCAGAAAATATCTGTTAAACAGGCACAAGAGGAATACCTTAAAACCGTTTGGAACCGTTGGATGGCGATTACTGATTTTTCGCCTAAAGTTGTAAAAGGCTCTCCCGATACTTCTCCTGGGACTCCTACTTCAAAATCATCTGATGCCGCAACGAAATCACAAAAGAAAGAAAAGACTGCTGTCGAATTAGCTACAGAAGCTTGGAAAGAACAGCTTTCTCTTCTAAAAGATAAACTTGAATTGCTAGAAAAATCTGGCGCAACAGACCAAGAACAAATTGACCAGATGATAGCAATTCAAAAAGCTATCCATGAGCAGGCGGATAAGTATCGAGCTTTAAATCTTAGTAATGAAAGCGAAGAAGTTCGTCAACTCGGTATCCTTTGGTGGGACTATGCTAATGATATTAAGGCTTTGCAAGACAAGATGGCGAAAGAGGAAAAAGAGCGTAAGAAAGAAGACGAAGAAGCCGAAAAAGAACGTCTTGAAAAAGCAAAAGCCCGCGCAGAGGAGCTATACGAAACAGAAAAGAAGTTATGGGAAGAAAGGCTAGAAAAGCAAAAATCTGATTATGAAACTGCTGTAAATGTTGTCTTAAAGAAAATTGATGAAGAAGTCGAAAAGCTAAATAAGCAAAGAGACGAAACAGAAAAATTCTATGATGACCAGATTCAAGTTCTACAAGATACCAACGATGAACTTGATAGGCAGATTCAAAAAGAGCAGTTACTAGAAAATCTTGCTAAAGCCCAGGATAAGACTCTTTATGTTTTTAAAGACGGAAGATTCCAATATTTACAAGATACTGAAGCTATTGCTGAAGCACAAGCTCAACTTGACGCTTATAATCGTGAAGAAGCTCTAAGAAAAGAAACAGAGAATCTTAACAAGCAAAAAGAAAATGCTTTGAAGGCCATTGATGAACAGATTAAAGGCTGGAATAAGTATCGTGAACAATGGGAAAAAGTAACAACCGACTATCAAGAGCAACAAGATAAGCTCATTGCGCAGCAAGTCTTGGGTATTGACCTTGAACAAAAGAATTGGCAAACTAGACTAACGAATGTTCAAGATTTTGTTGACAAGTATAATAATATTTTAAGCCAGTTGGATGCTGGTTATCCTAAAAAGCTTGAAGATTATTATAAAGACCAAGGCTTGAATAGTGACGGTAGTGCATGGAATGGTAGTGGATATGACCCAGGTACTGGTCCAGGTGGCTCTTTAAGAGATGATGGAAAAGTTGATTATAAGGACGATAGCCCCGGCAAAGACATGGATAAAGACCGAGATGGTTATGTCGATTCTGATTGGCTTGAGGACAATGGCGCACCTGATTGGGTATCTAATGCCGCTGCCGCAAGAGGCCATGCAAATGGTACTTTAAGCGCTGAACCTGGTTTATCTTTGGTTGGCGAACGTGGGCCTGAATTGAGAGTCTTAGGCGGTGGGGAAGGTATCATTCCTGCTGATATTACAAGGAATCTATGGAATTGGGGCAAAATCAATCCTGGTGCTTTTGCGCAAGGCATGAATAACGTATTTAACATTGATAATTTGTCTTTGCCCAGTGTAACCAACGCACAGAACTTTATTACTGGTCTACGGCAAATGGCATATCAAAGAGCATATCAGAGGGCGTAACCATGCGCCCTCTCCTATAAAAGAGGTGTAGCATGGATACAAACAATGAAATTCTTGACGCGATAGAAATTCTTGCTGATAAAAAAATTGGAGATAATATCACAAAAGTATTGACAGGAATCTGTACATCTGTTAATATAAATAAGAACACCTGTGTAATGGATTCAAATGGCGTAAGTGGAACAGTATATTTTTATGGGAGTCCTCCCGAAGTAAATGGACTATATAGAATTTTTGTGCCTAGTAACGATATGTCAAGAAGTTTTATTATTGTCCCACCTAAGTTTACTGTGAATCCGAATCTTTTAGATAATTGGTATTTTGGCAATCCGGTCAATCAGATGGGTGGAACAGAATGGCTGTCCTCTTCGAGCAGCGCTATCCCGTGCGTAGACAGATGGACTTGGTGGGGGCAGTATATAACAGGGACACGCTTAAATCTACTGGATGATGGGCTGCAACTCGCCAAGCCAGCCGAAGGACAAGGACTTTATCAGGCCATCTTCCAGAAGGTCGAAAAGACTAGGGTGCCTGTTGGAGCAACCGTTACACTATCTGCCCTTGTCAAGGCGGAGGCTGATGCTTCAGTTGTGCTTGCCATAAACGACCTCTATAACGTTTTAAGTGTGCAAGCGAATGTATGGGAGTTAATCACTTTCACGGTCAATGCGCCAAGTGTCGAACAGACCTATTCCGTATCCATTCAGCGAAACTCGGGTGGTATAGCCTTTACCGTTAAGGCCGCTAAACTTGAACTTGGCTCTACTCAAACTCTCGCTCATCTTGAAAATGGTAATTGGGTGTTGAATGAAATCCCCAAGTATGAAGATGTATTGTCAAATTGCCAAAGATACGCTTTTAATGTGGTTAACTCTGATGATAATTGGGAAATTTTGGGTAGTGGTTTTGCTATGAACGAAAATCAACTTTTTTGTTTTATACCAACTTCGACTACACTTAGAGGGAAACCAAGCATTGCCTATTCAGGCTCATTTAGAGCTGTACGCAATACATTAGTGGGTGTCGGAATTGTTATTAACGCTATGGTCGTAGACCATGCTAGTAACAACGGCGTCTCGGTTGTTTGTACTAGCGCTACTAGTTTTGAAGTAGGTGAATTTTATACGCTATGGTGTGTTCCGGGTGAGGGAACTAATTCTTTAATCTTTTCTGCCGACTTATAACTCAATCGAGGTGAAACAATGAAAAATATAGGACAATATAATCAAGATTTATCTGTTCCTCGTAAAAAAGATATAGATTCTCTTGAAACAAGAGTAAAAACAAATGAAGATAATATTGCAATGGCTGAGTCTGATATTGAGGACTTGCAAACTGATGTTGGTACGTTAAAGACAGATGTGGGCCAAGTTAAAACGGCTCTAAATTCTAAACAAGATACTATTGTTGGTGCAGCTAGTACGATTGTTGAAAACAATTTGGCTGCTAATAAAGTGTTGGCTAGTAATGCTAGTGGCAAGGTTGAAGCAGACGCTAGTATTACCAATTATTCTGATGTCATAACGATGAACAAACGACTTACAGCACTATATAACATATTATGTACTAATAATGAAAAAATTGTAGAATTAGATACTGATACGTTCAATTATCCTGCGGTTCGTTTTGGACAGAATGCTAGTACAAAAGCTATTAAAATATTTGGCGAGGTAGAAGATAATGTTGTAGAGTTTTCTACAGAATCCGAAGATTTTGTTACGCTAAGAGGGGTAGCCGATGCAACTGAAAAAAGCGACGCTGTTAGTCTTTCTCTACTAAATTCTTCTCTTGGTAATTATGTTAGTAAGATTGATACAAACGGCCAAGCTATAGCAAGTAGTTTTGAAGCGGCAAACTCTATAAAGGCTCAAACCGGTGGTGAAGTTAATAACACTATCAGATTGCTGAGTTCTGATGTTGAGCCTAGTATTGAAGCTACTTCCGGGGGGTCGAGAATGAGTATCAGTCTTGTGCCACAATATAACGAAGTATCGTTTAATGCGGATGATAATGTAACCTTAACTGGTATCAAAGCCGGAACCAACGATACAGATGCAGTCAATGTTAATCAACTTAATGAAGTTAAAAATTCTATCCCCAGCTCATCTAACTTTGTTAAGAAAACCGGAGATACGATGACTGGAAGTCTTACTGTTAATGGAAATATCACTGCTTCTACAGCAAGTTATCCTAAACTTATAGTTCGACCTACTGCTAGCGGCGCTGGCGAAGGTTTCATGGAGTCATCCGGCCATTCGACTTCTGTAGTGGCTAGAAATGTTGTAGGTAATAACTCTAATAGCAGGACGCTTTTAATCAAAGATTCAGTTAACGTTGCCACGTTAGATGGTGCAATTCAGCTTGTAGATAGGGTAAGCAATACCTCGAAATATTATAACATCATTCACGCTGGCAATATCGCCAACTATGGTGGTCAAATAGTCAGCGTTATTTCAGACACTGGCGGGACTTTTACATATTTAGGTAGTATTACATCGAAGTTATATTATTATAAATTTACAAGTCAGTATAATTTACCCAACCCTGCGATTTTATTGGATATTTCCATTCCTTATAGTTCAACAATAGGCGTTTTTAAAGTAATGTGTAGCTATATTCAAAATTATACTCCGGCAACAATTTGGTTTATGTCTATGAATTATGTAACTGATTTTACTCATGACAGTTCAACAAAGATTTATTATATCGCAACATAAAAGTAGGTGAAATACAATGTCTTTAACAACACCTATATTATATTCAATTCCAGCATTTGATGCAAGTCAGCCTCAAGTATTCACATTTTATTCTGTTGGCGGGAATCAGGTTACAGGTAACATTTTAACAATCAAGAATAACGCTACGCTTGCAACTGTGTATTCACAGCAACAAAATACATACAAATTCGAGCATACGCTTCCCGCTGGAACATTAACAAATGGTACTTATTACCAAGCAACTTTACAAACCGTAGATGCACAAAACAATAAATCTAATGCTTCTGCGCCAATTCAATTTTATTGTTACACTCAGCCTAGTTTTACAATCAGTAATATGCCTGTAGGTAATATTATTGCAAACAGTAGCTTTGCTTTTAGTATTACTTATAATCAAGAACAAGGTGAAACACTGAATGCTTATGTATTTAACCTGTATAATGCTGGTGGAGCTTTAATCAGCACAAGTAATACGTTGTATAATTCAAGTACAACTTTACCATTTACTGGTACTTATCTGTTTAGCGGCTTTGAAGATAAATCTACTTATTTTATCGAAGTCAATGGCGTAACGTCTGGTGGTACTCAAATTACGACTGGCCGGATTAAGTTCACCACCAATTATAGCACGTTTAATACGTTCAGCTATTTATTTTTAACGAATAACTGTAATGGTGGGTATATCACGATTGAGTCGAATATTGTTGGTATTGATGGTATAACAAACCCACAAAATCCTACATATATTAACAATACAGAAATTGATTTAAGAAAAGATGGATATTATGTAGAATGGGTCGATGGTTATGTAATCTCGGGCGATTGGACAATGAGAATGTGGGGCAGACAGTTCACGCCCGATAAAGAAATTGTTAGATTTTCTAATACAGATGGCGATATCGTCAGTATTTATTATCAGCAGACTACGACACAAGCTTTCTTTGAAATGCGGTGTGTGAACAAGAATTTTACATGGGGCTATACTATTGAATCACAGTATATCAGCCTTCCTGCTGATAATGAACAAGTGTTTTGTTGGCTAAGAAAAATAGACAATTTGTATGAATTAAAGATAGAGAATCGAGGTGTCGAGGCGTGATAGGATTTATTGGGTATAATTTTTGTAGCGATGGAAATGCTCTCGACCCCTTGCCTACAACTATCAAGAATTTAACAAACACAAAATTACAAGGTGGTATTTTTGACCATTTTAACGTAACACACAATGTTACTTTTGATTATAATTCAATCATCCCTGTAGCATGGGACGTTGATACGATTATGGATGCTAAATTTAATGGTAACGCTTCTGCTGGTAATGTGGAACAAATTGCCCATGATGTAACGTCTGTTCGTATTAAACGGAGAATTAAAGGCACATTTGATTGGATTACAATTCGTGAATTACCAGTCAGTAAAGTTGAAGATTTGAGTTTTATTATCACTGATAATTTGGCTGCATATGATACAGAATATGAATATGCTTTTGTACCTGTTACGCAAGATACGGAAGGCAGTTATATTATTGAATCCATTATGTCAAAATTTGAAGGTGTATTCATCGGCGATATTGATACTATTATTAAGCTAAGAGCTGGTGTAGAATACAATAATAATACAGCTAATCAGCAAATTGGCGTTTTTCAACCGTATGGCCGAAAATATCCAGTTGTTGTAAGCAATAGTATCATGCGATATCAGACTGGTTCTGTTGGTGGATGGGTATTACCAGAATCCTTTGAAAAGACACATAAAGTGGATAGAATTGGTATTACGAAAGAGAAAGAAGTTGTGCTTGATTTCTTGACAAATAAAAAGCCCAAAATCATCAAAGACATGAATGGTAATAGTTGGCTTGCTTATTTTACGGGCAATCCTAATCTTTCTTATGACAATAGCTTTGGGCAAGGTATGGTTAAAATCAGCGCTGAATGGACAGAAGTTGGGGATGTCAATGATAAGGACGATTTGTTTGAAAATGGTCTAATCCCCACAAGGCGGTGACGCTATGTTAAATATTACACAAAACGATTATAACATCATTAAGCAAAAAAATACAGAACGATATATCAAATTAAATCTACTTGATTTTAATTATAATGTCGTTGATGAGCTAAGTGGTAATATGCTGTCATGCAGTGTTCGATGTGATGCAGATAGCGATTTAAGGCGAAGTTGCAATGTGAGCTTTGTTATGACAGATAGCGGATATGAAGTTGGGGAAGGAAACAGAATTTTCCTAAATAGATATATTCAACTTTATATTGGCCTTAAAAATATTTACACTCAAGAAATTCAATGGTATAATCAGGGAATTTATCTGATTGATGCTCCTAGCTATGAATACAATGCAACTGGGCATACGCTATCTTTTGCGGGGCTTGACTTGATGTCAAAGCTCACGGGTGCTAGAAATGGCCAATTACCAAGAATGCCTACTGTGATTAAGCAAGGCGAAAATGTAAGAAAAGCAATTATTGCTACACTTGCTTTAGGTGGATTTACCAAATACATTGTAGAAGAATGTAAAGTTAATAACGCTATCCAACCTGTCCCTTATGACATTCAAATTGACCAAGGCGGTTATGTGTTTGATATTCTGTCTAAGCTAAGAGATATCATGCCTAAATATCAAATGTATTTTGATGTGGATGGCGTTTTTCATTACGAGCCAATTCCAAGCGGTAAAGATGAGCCTGTATTGATTACAGATGATATTTGGACTAGTGTTGTTACTGGCGAAACGGTTAGTACAGATTTTACTACTGTAAAGAACTATATTGAAGTTTATGGCCGGACGCATGAAGTACAGTATTATGATGCTAATCCTACTATTACGTTAGGGCCGAATGTTTATAATGTAACGTTGAATTTGCCTGGATACCAAAATTCTGATTATACTTTGTTTGGCTTCACAAACACATACGGTGACATGGCAAACGGCTTTTTAAGATTCACTATAAACGGCACGGCTATTGGAATATCACAACCGCTTAAAGGAACTTTTTCTGTCAAAGGCCAATATATGGTCATACAGAAAGTCCCTTCTAAAGGTAGTAATGCATTGGGCACAATAAATATTGAATTCCTAGGTGGCCTTCAAGCTAAATCAATTTGGCAAGACACAAACCCTGAAAGCCCATTTTATGTAAACGGTTCTGTAGGTATTATTCGTGAAGTTCTGTGTGGTGGAGAATATGAAAATATTACTTCTGATGATTTAGCTCGACAAAGGGCAGAAATTGAAGGATATTGGAAATGCAGACTGAATGATAATATTACATTAAATGTTGTTCCTATCCCATGGATAGATGTAAATATTGTAGTGTCCCATGCACCAAAACAAGGTGATGTAACAAACAGATATATTATCAAATCTTATTCTGTTGATTATGGGAGCGTAAGCTCAACAATGAGCGTTACAATGATTACATTTTATCCTTACTATCCTATTTTGTAAAGGAGTGATTAACTGTGCCGAGCCTATTTCCCTCGCAAATCCAAACTTTTCCAAACATGATTGAAATTACAGCTTCGGATGGAGCCTTAATTAAGCAATATCAAGACGCAATGATAGAAGGCAATCTTGCTTTAGCACAAAATATCCTTGAACAAATTCCAAACAATCAAAGCAAGATTATCACAGCCGATTATCTGAACACAATCAATGATACTATTATAGCTGTGCAGGAATATTTTAACAACAGATATTCGCCTGGTTATATTGTATCCACAACTCAGCCCACTAATCAACAAGATGGTGATTTTTGGTTTCAAGTCACGGGTGAAGTATAATGAGATTTTCAGATATTCAAATAGATGATAAGACTAAATGGGGCCAATATCAACAGTATTGGAAGAACGACGATTTTACCAATACGCTTGGTATGTTGTCTGATGAGCAATTAGCCAAAAAAGGCTTAACTGCAAAATTGCTTAATGATTTGACCGATTATTTGGTTCAAATTCAAAACACGAAAGACGATACATTTAAACAAGATAATATTCCTGTTCAAGAAGCCCAACCTGCACAAAGTAATGGTGAGATTTGGTTTCAAGTAACAGGTACGATATGAGGTGAAATAATTGGGTAAATTATTTACCATGCAAGAAAAAGTGAATGGGGTTTATCAACCTTTGTACCCTCAAACATATTGGCAACAGGTGATTGGGGCTGATAGCCAAATTACTACTGTAAATAATAGGATTAGTACGGTTCAGTCGAATTTACAAGGGCAGATAAATCAGAAGCAGGATGCTAGTACGGCTATTAATCAGGAGAATCTTGCTACGAATGTAGGCAACTTTACGGGAAAATGGGTGACTTTAACGAATAAGCGTATCACCACTACAAACGTTTCGCCCACTACGCCAGAGACACAAGCTCTTGTACCCGGAACTTCTTTGAAAGGAATTGTTGCTATAAAACAAGTAACAACACTTTATACTTTGCATATTAAAAACAACTCTAGCCATACGCCATATTTTTATATTTATCCTTTCGGTGCTACTATTACCGCTCCTAACACCTATGGTACATATGTGGATACTATAAATAGAACTTTTACTAGCTTCGGGTATTTGGTTAATGACGTTTGTGGTGGCTTCTCTTTGAACGAAACGGGTTCTTATCCACAACCCACAACGGCGCTATATTTTATGGGCGCTACAGGTAGCAGTTATGGGGAATATGACACATTGCAGCTTTTCGGTGTTAATCCTACAACTTATCAACTTTTACATAACGTTAGCGCATTTGCGGGGAAAAACTTCAGGGGCGATGATTTTAAAGTTGATATGCAAGTGGTTATTTATGGACTTAAAGTAACACAAGGAGATTTTCCGACATTATGAAATATTGTTATCAAGATTCTAAAACAAACAGTATTAGTCTTAGCTTAACTTTTAACAGAGAGCTTATTCCTGAATGGGCTAAATATGTTATCGTTGATGATAATTTTGAATTTGATTATCATTATATGTACTGGATTGACGAAGAAAACAATCTTCAAACACAAGAGTGTAAAATTCTTCCTCCTCAAAAATCCCCTGTGCAAATTTTACAAGAAGAAAACACTCTTCTAAAAGCCCAAGTTAAAGCAATGTCCGAGCGTTCGGATTTTATCGAAGATTGCATTGCTGAAATGGCAAGCAAAGTGTATTAAGGAGAAAACATTATGATGGCTGAATTTTTTGCACAAAGAGTTGTGCTAGGCAAGACTGAATTTAAGAATGTGCCCGAATCTTTGAAGGCTGACGTGGCTAAGATTCTTATTGACCAAGGGCTAGAAGATTTCGTGCCCGATGAATACAAGACTAAAGAATAAGATTAAAAGAGGGCTTCGGCCCTCTTTATTTATGAGGAGATTGTATGGAATACAATATTACACAATCTTTGATGACAAATAACCCAAGATACAAAAACCAAACGAAACGAAATAAAAAAGCCTATATGCAACATAGCACAGGTGCGCCCGGAGTAAAGGCTAAAGATTTAATCAATAGATGGAATAGAAATTCTGCCCAATCAGAAGTTGAATTTATTATTGATGAAACTGGTATTTACCAAATTATGCCTATTGGCATTAAAACATGGCATTGTGGTGGTAGTGCTAATAATACCCATGTGGGGTGTGAAATTTGTGAGCCTGAGAATGCAAGATTTATTGATGCAAATTGGCTTGCTTTAAGCTATGGTGGTAAGAACAATACTAAATATGCAGTGATTATGCTACAGAAAGAATTGAACGCATGGGGCTATAAGGTTGACGTTGATGGTAGTTTTGGCCCAGCAACTAAATCGGCTGTGATTGCCTTTCAAAAAGACAACGATTTAAAACAAGATGGTTCTGTTGGTTTGACTACACTTCATGCTTTGCAGAAAAGGCAAGATAGTTTTATGTCTTATAATGTAAAGGAAAATCAGGCTTATTTTGAGGACGTTTATCGCAAGGCTATATTTACTTGCGCTTATGTTTTAAACCGATTGTACGTTAAAAACGTAGATAAAAATACTATAGTTTCACACGCAGAAGGATACAAACTTGGCATTGCATCGAATCATGCTGATGTAGGTCATTTCTTTAGCAAGCATAATAAAACTATGGATGACTTTCGTGCTGATGTGGAGAATTATATTAGCACTGGCGTACTGCCTTATGAGATTGAAACATCGTTTGATAAAGCAAAGAAAATGGGTTTGGTTGATTCTGCCAATCAAACCGTAACAGAAGAAAAACTAGCAGAAATTTTAGATAAATTAAATTTATTGGGGTGATTGTATGGACATTATTACTCTTGTTCTACTTAATCTGGAAAAGGTTGGTTTTGGTGTTGCTATTTTTCTTGGGGCTTATCTGAGCAACATTTGTCTTGGAATTTGGCGTAATGTTAAGATTGAGGGCTATGAATTTGATTGGAAGATGATTGGCCAAAGCGTACTAAAGTTTATTGTTCTTGGGCTAGGTATTAGTCTAATGTCTATTGTTGTCAGTGTTCTGCCTGAATATATGACTTATGTAGGCATTGATATTGCGGATGAGACTATGCAAGTGATGGATGGCATTGTGATTGTTATTGCTTTTGTTACTGCCGCTTGCAAGTATGTGAAGGATGCTTTTCAAAAGCTAAAGGATATTCTAAGCGTTTAAAAGAGAGGTTTTTACCTCTCTTTATTTTTTTATTGGAGGTGGAATAATGGAAACAGTCTGTGATTTTAATTGCAATGAAGAATTAAATCTAATTTTTAAAGGCTCTACCCCCACGTTTAATTTTAATGTTTGTCTTGAAACTGAAAATATAGATATTGAGCATACGCATATTGTGTTTACTTCTGGCCCAACTGTGATTGATAAAAAAGGTCAGGATATTGAAGTAAAAGAGGGCGTTTTGACTTGTTCTTTAACGCAAGAAGAAACCTTGTCTTTTAAAGGAACTCAAGTAAATATTCAAGTTTTAGCCACAATGCAAAATGGCTATAAACCAGCAAGCATTATTATGAATGTTCCTGTTAGTTCTACTTTGTTAGGCGGTGTTGGCTGGTGAGCTTTAATGCAAATGTTTCTTTCCCTTCTAATGGCACTTTTAATGTTGGACTAGGGAGAGATAAAACTTCTTTTAATTCTCAAATGGGGCAAGTCAACGCCGTAAGTAGTGACTATAATAAGCTAAATAACAAGCCTTCTATCAATGGCGTTACGCTAATCGGTAACAAAACGATTAAAGACCTTGGAATTGGAGAGGATAAGCACTTTTTATTTGTTCAAGCTATTGCAAGTGATGTGTGGGAAATTAAGCATGATTTAAACAAATATCCAAGTGTTACTGTCGTTGATAGTGCTGATAGCGTTGTGATTGGCGATGTGACTTATATTGATGAAAACAATGTAAGGCTCACTTTTTCTGGCACTTTTAGCGGGAAGGCTTATTTAAATTGAGGTGAATTGAATATATGAACATATTAACTTCGTTGAACTTAAATAAAAATCAACTTCAAAATGCTGTGATTCAGCCCCTCGCCACCCCACCCAGTAACCCGGTTGAAGGGCAAATTTATTACAATAGCTCTGATAAGTTTATTTATCGGTATAATGGCACTGATTGGGGGCCTATTGGCGTTGTTTATAGTCAAGGCTCTGCTACGGGTGCGGTTGTCACTGGCCTTGATGCTACTGGTAAAGTAACTACTACCAATGTTACAGGGCTAACTTTAACTGGATATCAGCCTGTTACGGATGGTTATGTAACTGCTGATATGACTATGCAAAAGGCTATTGCAGCACTCGATACTGCTGTAAAGAACGCTGTGTCTGGCGGTGGTGAAGTCAATCAAAACGCATGGTCTAACATCACTGTTAAAAAGCAGTCTACAGCTTCTACTGCTGTTGTTGGGGCTTCTGCCGATGTGACACTAAGAGCTGATGCTAAAACTGATACTTTTTCTATTGCTTCTGGTAACAAATGGGTCGATATTGCCGGTGAAGGTAAGAATATTACTATCGGTCATAGTCTAAGTAGTGTTATTGCCGGTACTTATGGTGACGCTTCTAAATCCGTCAAAGTTACCGTTGATGAAGCTGGGCACGTGACTAGTGCAGAAGAAGTCGCTATTGCTGAATATTCCGTTGTAAAGCTAGAAACTGCTACAGACGGCTATCTTGCTTCTTATCAACTGCAAAAAGATGGCACTTCCGCTGGAGCTACCATTAACATTCCTAAAGACTATCTTGTGAAGTCTGCTTCTGTAAAGACCGCAACTGCGGACGACCCTTCTGGCTTTGCTGAAGGTACTAAGTATATCGACTTTGTTGTTAATACTTATGATACTGATTCTGGCACTGGCAAAGAAAGTCATATTTATCTAAATGTTCAAGATTTGGTAGACGTATACACAGCTGGGAATGGCATTGAGATTAGCGAAGCTAATGCTATTTCTGTAAAAGTAGTAGCTGAAAACGGTCTATCTGTTGATGCTTCTGGCGTTAAGATGAGTGTTGCTTCTGCAAACGCCAATGGTGCTATGGATAGTACAATGGTAGTTAAGTTAAGTGGCATTGCAGAAGGTGCTACTCAAAACGCCATTACTCTAAACGGGACGGCTAATGCCAACCCTAGTTTTTATGCACCTATTGATGCTGGGACTCAGGGACAAGTTTTGCTTTCTAATGGCTCTGGTGCTCCTACATGGTCTGCTATGCCTGAAAGTTTCCACAAGTATACAGCTACTAACAAAGCCATTACTGCTAGTGGTGGTACTTTTAGTTGGAGTATCCCTAAGACTACACACGGGATTGATAGTAATGCTATTATTGTTCAACTTTATGAAGTGGCGACTGGCGCACAAGTTATGGCCGATGTGACCGTAGGCCAGACTAATTATAACGTAACTATTACTATTGCGGGCACTGGAACGCTTGCAACAGGGACTTATCGTGCTGTTCTATTTGGTTAAATATTTAGCTTCATGGGATGACCTGTTAAGCTATTTTTTTGAATGAAATTAAAAAGGAGGAATACTGTGGCTAATATTCGTGCTAAAGACGGTGCTTATTTGTTTAATGGTGACCAATTTAAGTACACTAAAGATGAATTAAATCGCCCTGTGCTAAATGTTATTGGTCAAGCCGGTGGGGCTGGTGGAGATGGTGACTTTAAGGCTGATGGCTCTGTCCCGATGGAAGGGAACCTATATATGTCAGGCAATGCCATTATGGGTGTGAAGTCTATTAGTAATACTGATAGCGGTATGGCTATCGAATCTGAGGTTAGTTTGAATAACCATAAAATTACAGATTTGCTTGACCCTGTAGCTGAACAAGACGCTGCAACAAAGAAGTATGTTGATGAACGGTCTGTTTTGGGTGCTGACGGAAAGATTGATAGCGAACTTGACATGAACGAACACGCTATTGTTAATGTTCATAAGATTTCTACTAATGGCCCTGCGCCTTTGTATATTGGGCCTACGATTGAGTCTGTAGAGACTAATTCGCCTAGACTAACTGCTTCTAGCGATGGCTCTGCGGCTTTTGTGAAGGCTAGTACACAGAATGAATATGTGTCTGTTAGCGTTGGTGAGCCTACGCAGACTTATCACGCCGCTACTAAATCTTATGTTGATGGCAAAACAGGTGCTATTCAGGCCAGTGCTATCCTTAAATCTGGTGGTACTATGGTAGGCAAGCTAAAGTTGACTGGCACTCCTACCGAAGATAGTGAAGCTGTGACCAAAGGCTATGTAGATGCTATTTTACCCGCATTTACTGAAGCTGATAACGGCAAAGTGTTAGGTGTTGTTAATGGCGCTCTGGCTTGGGTTACTAAATAATAGGAGGTAATATATATGGCTAAATATTGTGGCGGAATCGCCCTAGATAAAGATTCTTTTAAAATTATCAAGGGTGTTATTTGTGATATAAATGCTTCTACTGTTGACGTAAGTAAGGCTGTCTCCACTTGTGGACAACTTTGGGACGGAGATTTGTTTACTGTTACTAAAGTTGGTGGCAGCAAGATTATTACTCTGCATAACAGTGAAGGTGAAGAAATTGGCGAGCCTGTGTTTGCAAAAGGTAATTGTGGTGTTGGCCTCGATGGCCGTTTCTTTAAGCTGAATAAGGGCATTGTGAGCCTACAGGATGGTTTTCTGCTGACTGTCAATGCGACCCCTGATACTGCAAGCATCAAGGTTGTAGACGCTGACTCTGTTGAAGTAGCTCCTGTCGATGGCAAGACTAATGTGTTTCTTTTGAGTGGTATTGGTGACCAATATGGCGTTAATGTTGAAAAAGAAGGCTATACTGGTAAGCACTTGACTATCACTAATGATAAAGACCAGACTTTAAACGTTGAACTTGAGGAAATTCCTCAGAGCTAACAAGGCCAATATATAATTATAGGGAACTTAGATGGATTTTACTCTGTCTAAGTTCCCTATTTTTTTCAAATTATGAATAAATTATGAATGATATTTATCATCAAGTTCAGCTTGCTTTACAATGGCTTTCAGTGTTTTAATGTCGCTTGCATGAACGGCGCAATCATCAATATACCAGTCAGCTACGACCTTGCGACAATCGAAACCTAGCCATGGTACATTGCAGTTTACATAATCAAATTTTAGCCCATTTTCTTTACACCAAATAACAGCTTTATCAAGTGGCTCGCCTTCACGGCAAGTCCATAAGATAATCGTATGGCCTAAGTTTTGTAATGAATTTAACAAGGAAAATAGCTCTGTATTCGGCTTTCCAATGTAAGGGTATCTAGTACCTAGGGATAAGGTATTATCAAAATCTACGCAAATAATCATAGTATTTTCCTTATTTTCCTGTATGACCAAAGCCCCCATCGCCACGTTCAGTAGGGTCAAGTTCGTCCACTTCGGTAAAGATTGTATCGAAGTAGGGTAATAGAGTGAATTGCGCAATTCTATCGCCATGATGGATAATTTTAGTCTCATCAGTATCATTATGGAGTGGAATCAACCATTGGCCAGTATACGGTTCATCAATCACAGCAACACAATTAGCTGGTCTTAACCCTTCTTTTGTAGCAAGACCGGAACGTGCAAAAACAGCACCCCAATAACCATGAGGGATGTTTGTTGCAAAGCCGGTTGGAATTTTTACTGTTTCATGAGGGCCAATAGTAATCTCGCCGTCACTTCTAAAAGATAAAGCATCGGCATAAATGTCAAAGCAAGCATCGGTAGGATGGGCTTTCTTAGGTAGTGTTGCTGTTTTAGATAAACGTTTAATCTTTAGTTCAAGCATCGTTTTCTCCTTTAACAAAACGTCCTTTATTATCTCTGCAACGAGAATTTTTCTTGTTATGTAATGTTCTGTGTTCTTTTTCCGTTAAAACCTGTAAGTTAGAAGGATTATTATTTAATCTGTTCTCGTCTTTATGATGAACGTCATATTCAGGTTTAAGATATTTTTTGCCTTCTATTACAACACTGTTTTCTTCAGTTAGTAAATATTGTTCTGCAACCAATCTATGCTCAAAAACAAAACCATTGCAATCTCGGAAAGGGTGGTCTAATTTTCTAATTTTGCGGTATCCATAATGAGTAATTTTTTCATCTGTTTTCCAAGTCGGGTTATCTTTTCCTTTTAAGCCAAATTGATGGTTATTCTTTCCAAGCATATTGTTGTGTCTCATTATAGATAAACATTCTTGAGAACAACAGTGTGTCTTATCTTTAGCTTTTTTGCTTGGCTTTAGGTGGAACGATTTCCCACAAATAGGGCAAATACAATTAAGCTCTTGATGAGATTTAATAAAATTACCAAGGCATTGTTTAGAACAACAAATGTGTTTAGCTTTAGCCCTACTGGGTGAGCCATAAAATTCTTTCCCGCAAAACTCGCAATGATATAAAATACTACCACTCATATACTACCACTCATAAATCATCTCTCCGTTCAAAGATAAATTGAGGTGAGGATAGAAGGAAACGGCTTCTATCCTCTAAACAGAAAAGTTAGCTACCTTCCCTGACCCTTTTAGGTTATTATATCATATTTTATTTACTTTGTCAAGTAAAATTTTTAACGCTAAGCATCGTTTTTCTCCTTGATTGTTTTATTGTATCCACAGGGGTAAAACTCTGTGCAGACCCCACCCCTATACTCGCATAGCGGAACAAGAAAACCCTTAAATTCAGGACATTTTTCAATAACTTTATCTACGATTTTTCGCATTACAGCACGAGTCTCAGGAGAGGCTTGGTTGCATAGACGCTTATGAGACATGAATACAAGCTCTTGAGCATTGATGGACATAACATGACTTACTGGTTCGTCTTGTGAGGCTTTATTACGGTCATACTTGTTTTGTCGGTCATTGCGTTGGGACTGAACATAGTGGTTACATCCAATGTGATGACGAACAAAATGAACTGAGACCCAATAAGGAATAGTCATCTTGACACCAAACCATAATTCTCTTAGGGGGCTGTGTTCGGCTGCAATTAGCTTACGCTTCCATTCTTCTGTGGGTAGAGTGGTAGAGGTCTTACCTACTGTATTAAGGCAACATTCTTTACACCAAGCCCAATCTGCATCTGTTGGCCACTTTTTAAGTTCAACCATTAAAAATCCTCCTCGACAGCTTCACGAACAAATACGATATATTCATCATCGTCAACGTCTATCATGATATATAGGACTTTGTAAGATGTTCCGTGATGAAAAAGAAAATCGCCTTTACTGGGGGCATAATTCATATGGGAAGGAATTTTAAATAGAAAGTGTTCTTCACTAAGTCGGCCTTGGTATACACGGATAGGTGCCATATATATTCTCCTTTCTTTAGGGCAAAAGCCCACTGAATGTACTAAGTATAACAAATCAATGGGCTTTTGTTAAGTGTTTTTATTGCTCGTATAGAATAATTTTGTTTTGGGCAAGAGTCTTTTGAACATCAATTACACGTTGATTAGATGAGCCAACCCAATGCTTAAAAGGCGATTTTTGTTCTTCAATGAACTCACCATCAATTAAAACGTCAATATTAGTAAGTTGTTTTTCATTTAATTCTTCGTATTTGTAGCCAGTGTAAACCCAAATAGATTTATGAAATTTATTATGGATATACTTACACAACTCGAAGATTTTTTCACGATTACAGGGATGAAGCGGGTCCCCCCCGGTAAATGTAACACCAGAACACCAATCTTGTTTTAATGTATTGGATAATTGACTAGTTTGAGCATCTGTCCATTTATCTCCGTTTTGACTATCCCAAGTTTCTGGATTAAAACAACCGTTGCATTTATGTTCACAACCAGTCACCCATATAACGCAACGCAGCCCATCACCATTATTCATATTACAGTTGTCAATTTTAAGATAATTCAATTAAATCACCTCACATTGACTTTCTGTCTTTGAATTCAGCGAGCTTATGGTCGGCATACATTGTACGGCCTTTTACTTTAGAATACCCAAGATAACCATTCATGCGTTCAATACGAGTAAGATTTTTGCTACCGCACTTAGGACATTCATCGTGGTCAATAAAAGAAGCTCCACAATCTTCACAGTAATCAAGCTGTAGATTTACACCTTCGTAAAAGCCCATTTTCATAGCTCTGCGGATTAGTGTTTTCATAGCTTCAATATTATAGTCTGTTGTGTATCTACAATACTGAATATTACCACCATTACACAAATGGAACATAGGATATTCAATGTCTTGTTTTTGAATGGGGGAGATTTCTTCCCAAACGCCACAATGGAAAGAATTAGAAGTATAGGGCCTATCAGACACGCCTTTGATAATACCATATTTTTTGCGGAATTGCTCGATTTGCAGACCACATAAACTTTCTGCCGGTGTACCGTACAGAGCATACAGAATATTATCTTCAACCTTGTATTTGTCTGCATAATCATTGATAAACTTTAACACTTCAATAGCAAAGCTATTATCTTCTACAATAGATTTACCGTTGTATAGGACGCTTGCTTCATTAAGCGCAGTAATACCAAAGCTCATAGTCATAGGACGAAGGAAATCTTCACCTAGTTCTTGCTCTGGGTCAAGATATCCATTGAAGAAGCCACCTTGACAATAAGCAAGAGGATTGGTTCCAGCCTTTTTATGAGAAAGATAATTGAAAGTACGTTTATGAATAGCACGGCACATATCAAGATAATAAGTTAAAACTTCATAGAAATCTTTATTTTCTTGTTGGGCTTTTGCTACAATCATTGGAAAATGAAGGGAAATAGCTCCCAAGTTGAACCTGCCTTCGTAGACAGGCTTGTCGTTTTCGTCTGCCGGGTACATACCGCCACGTTCATACCAAGGAGATAGATTAGCTCTGCATCCCATTCTGCTAATTGTCACACCATATTTCTTGTAGATACTTGGAGCATAACCATCGCCAGTGCAACTAAGAAAATCAGGGTACATACATTTACGGCTACAATCGACTGCTTCATTAAAAAGCCACTCTAGTTCTTTGCCTTCGTCATGCAAATTTTCATCATAGAAGAAACTGAGCTTTGGGAACAGAACAGGGTGTTTAAATCCAGGCTTACCTTGACCATTCTTACGCACATTAAGGCAAACAGAAGAAATCATAGATTCAAATCTATCTGTGCCTAGGCCAAAAGAGATACTGGTGAACAATTTATACCGTTACTTTCGTAATACTTTAACTCTGCTCAAAACAGACGGTTTAGACTATCTTTTCAACTTATAAAATTACATAAGTTGTCTTGTCTTTCTTTCATGTATCGCAACATGATTTTACTCCCTTGCGGGTTAGTCGTTACACCTTCTCATTTTTCAATGAGCTTGGCACGGTATTACCATGTGAATTAAATTCATTTAGGTTTTCACCGTCAGCGTCTTTAGGAATAATATTACCTTCGTCATCAATCAATCTATAAGTATGACCTTTGTAACTAAATCTTTTTGTTTGCGGTTGACAAATGCGCGAAATATATTTGACATATTTTATATCGCCAAATTCATCTAAAGCGCATTCGCGCATTGAATTATAGATTTTACCAGTTGTAAGGTCAATACATTTTTTTGAATTTTTACATAATTCACCTTTTTTGCCGAACATATGATTTTTTTCGCCTAATTGAGCTTCAGCAATTTTTTTCTTTGTAGTTTCAGACAAGCGTTTATGTTTAGCCGAACTTTCGTGATTATATCCTCTTTTAATTGTGTTATAAAGTACGATATAATATTCCTCTCGTTCGTTGGCTAAAACATCTTCACACTCTTCTAAAACAGAAAAAGCAAAATTTTCAATACCATAAGAACGCATAGCTTTATACAAAGGTCTGTTCCCACCTTTAATATGTGGAAATTTATATAAGTCTTTATGATTGTTCCAACGCCTTTTGTAATCAATAGTTTGTCCGACATAAGACTGATTAGTAATAATATTGGTAATTTTATAGATGTACATTATTTTACCTCCAATCGAAATACCTAATGCACAAAGACACACGCATTAAATAATGCTTAACAAGAAGTTTACTGATATGTCACCATATCAGGCCCCAACACTTTTAGGGTAATCGCCACGGCTAGAAGCAACAGAATTGAATTTCATTTCCCAACCCTGAAAGCCCTGCTCTGCTTCACGTTTGGTTTTATTAAAAGCCCATTCATCTGCTTCCTTGTATGTAGCGCTAGGTTTGATGTCGTAATATTCTTTTAGATAGATGTCATAGCTCTTTTTTGCATAAGGAGCTAGCAGTTTATCAATTTCACTGATAGTAAATCCACCATAATTACAAGCAGCAGCATTGATAGCTACATCCGCCACAAGGTCAAATGCTACATCAAGCGACTTAGGTTCCTGATAATCAAGATTGCCCATTTCAAAACCGCCAGTAAGAACGGATTTCATATCGAACAAGCAACAATTTATCGTGTCAAGTCTACTACCTCTGTCATGAATATAAATGTATCCTTCGCTCATCGCTTTTTCTTCTTCAATAGTAAGAAAGAATTTTTTGTACAGTTCGCTATTCAGCTCGTTATAAACAATAGCTTTTTGTGTTGTGACAAGAGCGCTGTCAGCGTTTGCGTTGCTTCTATCCCCGATGAAAGACAAAGACAGTTTTTTGTTATAAACTTTATCTAGCATAGCGGCGAAAGTGCTTTTATTATCTCTGTATTCACGATAAGATTTGGCTACTCTAGGCTCTACTTGGTCAAGAGCGCATTCTACCATATTATGAATAGTATTTACATGGACAGGAAGCTCGTTATACTGTAGCTGTTTTTTTACAGAATTAACTACTTTATTTTCATCTTTTTCAGACAAATTTACACATACACGTTCAGCACTTTTTCGGATAGCCTTCTTGATTTTATCACCATCAAAAGGAACCACAGCACCATTTTTTTTGGTAATTTTAATCAATCAACATCACTCCTTTGAAAAATATCCCACCTTCTCAGATGGGACAAAAATTATATCATAAAAATGTTACAATCATATTAACAAATTGTAAACATTCTATGAACTTTAATCAAGCTCCGGGGTATCGTCATCACACCCCATTACTTCAAGGGCTTCTGCTGTAGTACCACAATAATTAGGCTTGACAGAATAATCAAAACCATACTTATGTTCGATACCTGACAAAATTTGATTGATTGCTCCAAAGCCAGTATTATCTTTTAGATGCTGCCTGGCAAGCGATATAATATCGTCAATGCTTAGTTCGTCATCAATCTCTACCATGTGATAGTGATTGACGGTTTCTTTTACACAAAAACGTTTCATGCCTGTTTCACCTCCTTCTTCCCCAACTCACGTAGATAGCCATGGATTTGTTGCACACAATGTTCACACACTTCTGAATAGCTAATATCATATCTACCAGGATTAAATTGTGTTCTAACTGTATTTGGATTAAATAGACTTAGCCGATATGCTATTTGCCCATCAGGAATTTTATTTTGACAAACGTCACACATACAAACAATCATACTATTCTTCACTCCCTACAATTTGATACAATGCCGTTTGCTCTGGAATAAATTTAATTTCATATTTTTCACCATACAAGTTAAGATTGTCAATGATACGAACAACACTTTCTGCATTTATGTTATTAAGAAATCGTACAATATACAATCCTGGTTCAAGTGGTTTATATCCCAAATTTTACTCCTCCTTTAATAGTTCACAAAGCCAAGTCTCTCTTTCTTTATTCTCATGCCGTTTAAGTCCCCCTTTAATTGTCTCAACATCGCCAATCTCAATTAACTGCTCTTTTGCACGGCTATCAGCGACATAGAGAAGATTAGATGATAAAAGCCTTTTGTGCATGGGGCTTGTAATCACAATCACAGCCTTAGCCTCACTACCTTGGCTCTTGTGAATACTAATAGCATACCCAAGCAATAAGTTGTTCATATAAGACCCATAAATCCTTGCCATGCCAGTATCAAATTCAACAGCCATAACAATGCCTGTATCAGTCTCTTTGATATGACGAATATAACCCATATCACCATTCATAACCATGATATCGCTCATGCTCTCAACCAAAGACCCATCATCATCAACTCTAAAACAAGGGCAATGATATTCGTTGTGAGTGTTGATTACCTTATCACCCACTTTGAACATGATTTCCTCACCGCCACTTATCTTACGAATGGCGTTAGTATCAGGGTTTGGATTGTATCTGGACTGAATAGCTTTGTTGATTGCTACTGTACCAACTGGGCCTTTATTGAATGGGGACAGTATCATTATATCATCTTTAGTGTATTTGTCAAGCAGAGATTCGTAAGCATCAAGGATTTGTGTTATAGGCTTATCACCAATAGAAACAAACTGGTAGTCAGGATAATTGCTGTTTTGTCTTGGGCCGACCTTACCCTCACGGGTATCAGTAGCCACAGTAGCAAGACCAGATGAGCCATACCGGAAAATCTTGGTTAGTGTGGCCGTAGGCACAACACCTGAGTCAATTATGTCTTGTACAACGTTACCGCAAGAGATAGAGGCTAACTGCGCTTCATCACACACAAAGATAAACCGTGTGTTGGACTCACATATATCAAACAGCTTAGACAACAAATGAACGTCAACCATACTACACTCATCAATAATGACAAAATCAGAGCTGATATGACCGTCTTGAGCCAATACCATGTGAATGGTGCTTGCGGGTCGGCCCGTTGTTTCTCTTAGGCGTTTTGCTGCTTTGCCTGTTGGGGCGAGTTGGGTATAGTCTTTATGGTTGGCCTCAAGCATCAACACCAAAGCCTTCATTACTGTACTCTTACCAGAACCACCATAACCTCTTAACATAGCAACCATGTGTTCATTAGCTAAGGTAAGGATTTGCTTTTGTTCGTCTGTACATTTGAACCCATCAATGCTTGTAAAGTCATCAACATTCATGCCTAAGTTGCAGTCTTGCTTTTTCTCTAAGGCGAGGCGGTCAAGGATATTCTCAGCAATATTAACTTCGGCCTCATAGGTGGCCTTGTTGCTGGAATATTCTTGCTCTGCATCATAATAGATTCTTTCACTATTACGCACAGCATCCTTTACATACTTAGCACACTCAGGCACTTTTTCTTCGGCTAATTCCTCAAGCAAGTCTGTGTAGATCCTTGTGTCACCCTCGTTCTCATTTTCTTGCAGAATAGCCAAACAAGCAAATTCACAACGTTCCTTAGAGCCAATCAAATCAGGCCGTTTGTTTAAGACATATCTATCAGACTTGTCAAAAGAATAGTTAAGCAAATCAAAGAAGATATGATAGGGACTAGATTCAAGGGCTTGGTTTAGCTCTGCTGGTGTAGCAAAAACATCAATCAACTTCTTAACATCGCTATCATTTTCAACGCCCCAATCAGATGCAATAGGCAAGAATTGGATGGTAGTGAAATACCCCTTGATTTTATTCACATATTCTTCAAACCGAACGGGGCCAACATTGTAAATTTTCCTGTGGTCGATTTCTTCTTCACGTCCATCAAGCACCATCTGAACAAAATCAGGATAGGCTTTATGCACATACTGGGGTTGGTTGCCATCACAGATATGGCGCAAGATTTTTAGCTCTTGCTCAGGTGTAATTTTAATACCTTCAGCACTAACGTCAATATCAGCGAACCCAACTAGAACATAGCTTGCTGGATATTTGGCTTTTTGGTTCTCTCTGATTTCAAGCTCATATTCATCGCCCACATCGACCATACCAAGATTGGTTCCGGCTAAGGTAAAGTTGTTGTATTGATTGAGCATTAAGTTAGGGTAATCGCCAACGGGCTCACAACTTAGAACTTTATAGCCGTTAGACGGATTAAAATAAATCTCCCTGATAGGAATAAGTTTTACTTTAAGACTCATCGGTTTCACCTACTTTTTCACACTCTATAACTTCCCCAGTATCGTCAAACATTTTATAATAAAAAATATCGCCTTTATAAGAAATCAATCGAACGATAACAGGGCGAATTTTAGTTACATCAAGCTCATAATGAAAATCGATTTTAAGGAAATCACCATAACGCAGAATATTTTTCATAATTTTTTCAGAATTTTCTTTAAAGCAATACTTGGGAATGAAGAAATCGTCGAATGTATAAGTATTGTTTTTGATGTTAAAATCGACATCAATTATTTCGCCCCAGGGAATAGTATTATCAGAAAGACCATAAATACTACGCTCTTCGCATACATCAGGCTCAAATGTCTTAGCGACTTCATATGCTTTATTAAAAGGCAACAGTTGCATCTTCATTTTATTCATTTCCTCCAAACGCAAGGCCATAATTGCTATAAATTTCATTCAGCTCTTCACAAAGACAAATAGCTTTGCGATTTTCAAAACTGGTGCCATCTTTAAAATCTGGACAATGAATAACAGTAGTAACACCATTTTTAGTGTTTACAGAGACCACATATTTATTTACCTTGCCGTATTTACAAATCTTATACATAAAACAAACCTCCTTGCTTTGTAACTGTAATATAGCATAAGCAAAGAGGCTTGTCAAGAGATTATTTAAAAGTTTTCATCAAAATTGGGGTTGCTTACAGAATAGATTGTTTTACCACATCTGCAACACCGATAACAATATCGAACTCCGGTATCAGATACCAGACTTTGTAAACCCCACACATGGTCACACAATCCATTCGAATGATAATAATAGTCAGTATTGTTACAAGTGTATTGTTCTACAAACGGTGCGTTGACTTTACCACATCGAGGACAAATCCATCCTTCTTTCATTCTTTACCCGACTCCTTCCCCATAAAAGACTCCGTATACGAAATTAAATAGCTATAAAATTCTTCGCCCATTTCTTTACGAATATAGTAAGATAAATCAGACCATAGACTTTCATCCGTAGCAACAGACATAGTAATTTTTTCACCATTATTTAACGTAACAATGTGTGCCATTATTCTTCCTCCTCATTATAACGGTAAGTTGTAATTTTAATCTCACCTGTTGCATTATTGATAGAATCAATCCGCAAAACTTTATGTTTGTAAATAGAATTGCGATAACATTTTACTCTAAAGTCATCAACACCCATTCTTACACCAGTTAGGATTAGCGTCTGCCCACGCCTAAACCAAGGCTTATCCATAACTATTTTATTACCACTGCTATCGGTTTCAGACAGTTGGGCTTTGTAAAAACTATAAACCTCGGCGTTGAATTTGCACTGAATGACATTATTGCCCATGTCAAGCACAGTTAACATATGGTGGTTGTCATTTTTGTCGATTACCACACAAGCGATTTGAGCCAAAGCAAATTGTTTCCATTCTCGTTTGCCATAGGACTTCGTAATAAACTTAGGCTCTTCTGGTAATTCATTAAACAGGCTAATATTATAGCGTTCTCTATCAATATGGGCTAATTCATGCTCGTTTGGATAGAAACTAATAGAAGAAAACGCCCACCTATTCACATCCAACCCATCCACACTCTCAATCATGCTTTGTTTGGCTCTGGCCTTATTAAACTTATCTAAAAACTCAGGTGTATTGATATAGGCTTTTAGCGTTTCAACAGATGGTGCAAGCAACTTTTCAAGACTTTTGTCTACAATAACCCATCTATCATCTTCAAACCAATAATCTACACCCTCAACCATAGAATTTTTACAATGATTTTCAAAGTAATTTAAGGCTTTTTGGTCTAACCAGTATAAAGTCTTAGACTTAAACTTAGGGTGGTTTCCATACTTAAATTGCTTATTACATACATACTTTTTAAAGTTGTATGGGCCGATAATAGATTTAGGAATAGGCACTTTTGCTGCCTTGATTTGACCTATATTATTCATAGCAAGAGATGCGACGTTAGGAGTGGATAGGATAAAATATTGTCTCATTACAACACGTCTATCAGGTTCAAACTCATCAAAACACCCGGCTTTAATTAATTGGATGAACTTGGATTTGGTGACAAGTGAGCCTTTGTAGGCGTTTTTGTTGTAGAAGTCGGTAAAGGATGTATATGGACGGTTAGAGAGAATTTGACTTGTTACATCGTTGTTGATACCTGAGATAGCGCCCAAACCGAATAGAATAGAGTTATCTTGTTCATGGGGGCTAAAGATTAGCTCAGAATCATTAATAGAAGGAGCCTTTACAATAATGCCGCCCTCCTTGGCTCGATAAATAGACTTAGCAATCTTACCATAATCTGTTGTTTTAGAAGATGTATCTTCTTCATTGTCGCTCGTACTATTGGCAAGCCCAGCATTAACTATCATTGTGGCACAATTCCAATAAACAGGGGGATAATGGTAAAATAGGTTCATTTCTTGCAACGCCTCTGCGCTATAAGGCATAACGTGATTACGAGAGAAGGAATAAGCAAGCTGAGGTTTAATACATTGCTCCCATACATAATTAGCCACATTGATAGAGTTGCCGTGTGATTCGACAGAACTATAAAATTTTTCTTTCAACCCAGCCACATCCTCAGACTTTTTCTTGGCGATAATTTTTCTAGCTTTGTCTGCGTCAGCCAAACTAAACCCAGCAATTTTTGGTTCCATACAAAGTTCCATTACATCCTCTTGCATGGAGGGACAACCATAACAATAATTGAGGACTTTTTCAAGAGCTTTAATTTCATCTGGATTGGTCACACCATATTGGTCAAGTTCTTTGTGCCACAGACTTCTATCTTGTTTATAAGCAAGAAATTTATCTACTGGCTGAATACCATCCTCAACAGTAATACGCATAAGAGAGTTAGCGTTGGCCATTTCTTCAAGGCTGTGAGGTTGAATTTTTCTAATACATTTGCCTCCGACAGGAGTAATAAACTGGAACAAGTCAGTAATCTTGCCCTCGGAACAATCATCCCACATTTCCTTAGTTGTATAGTCTAACTTATCTGGATGGAGATATTGATTATAAGTAGCCCTAATACTACCTTGCCATTTTATTTTACCATACTTTAACAATAACTCTATACAAACTTCAAGTTTGTCCTGACATTCTGTTGTTAAGCTATCATATTTTAGACCGCCAGCATAATCAGAACAAGGCATATCCCAACAAGTCACATCATCACCACGAGGCGTTTTCATAAGGCTGTTTTGTTTAAGATAGCCGTCCTTAAAGATATAGATACCAGAGGCGTGAAGGCTTAATCCAGAAATCAACCCCTCAATCATCAAAGCACACTGTTCAAGGTCAACATTATTGGCCTCAGACTGTAGTTTAATCTCTTTGACGAGTTCTCCAACAGGCTTTCGGTCTTTTTCTTTGTTGCCATAAAAACAATCTTTTAAAGACCACTGTTTTCCTCGTTCTACCGGAACCAGAGAAGAAAGATAGCTTGCTTCATCATTTGATAGCCCCAATCCTCGACAGGCCGTTTTAAGTGCAGATTTACTTGTTTCTGTCTTAAAGGTGCAGATATTAAGAATATTATCTTCGCCAAACACCTCTTTAAGACGCTGAATAATCTTTGGTCGATTACGGGCAGAAGAATCAAGGTCTACGTCAGGCCAGCTTACACGTTCTGCGTTGAGATGCCGATAGGCTGGTAAGTTCCACTGTAGAGGATTCATTTGCTGCATATCAATAAGATAAGCAGTATAATACCCTGTCACACTGCCTCGGCTAACACCAATAAACCCAATTTCCCAACAAATATCAACAATATAATCAACCAAATTATAATAAGCTGACATTCTGGCCCCTAGTTTATCACTAATTAGCCATAACTGCTCAAGTTCCCAAGCAATACGCTCAATATTTGTGTCATTAAATTCTTGTTTTTTACTAATAAAACCATCCTCTACCATGCGTAGAAAATAGGTATCTTGGTTATATTTGCTATAAGCAAAATTCTTAATATAAGGATATTTGTCATACCAATCCTTAAAGATATGCCGGACTTGGCAATCCAGCCCTTTTAGACTTCTTTCAGGAATAATGGTAATATGCTCCATGTCTATAAACTCGACATCTTTGACAAATTCCCATCCATCATTCACAATTTGTTCATAATCTTCGTTAGAAAAATAAGGCATATAACCTCGTTTTTCTTCTGTTGACATCATATAAGTAGTAGCATAGAAATCTTCTGGCTCGCCTCTATCGGCCTCACGGCTTGTAAGAAAAGCCTTATGAATATCATGGTGTTCCTTTTTAAGATAATGAACATCACAAGTAGAAATACACTTTAGGCCGTGTCCCCAGGCATAGTTTTTAGCCCATTTATTGAAGGAAATTTGTTCTGGGTTATCAGAAGGCTGAATCTCAATAGCAAAATTTTCCTTGCCAAAAGTTAATGTACACCAATTAACAAACGAGGCAAGCTGTTGCTTATCTTTATTAAAGAAAGATTTGGCCAATTCGCCGCCGATACACGCTGTACTTACAAGCAGGTGGCCTTTGTTATTCCCAATAATCTTTTCAATTTGATGTTTATCATTGGGAACACGCCTCATTTTGCCCGTAAAGAAACTGGACTGCCAACCAGTAGCGTTAATTTCTCTAAGTTGGTCATATCCAATTCTATCTTTAGCAATCAAAATAAAGTGATAAAATTGAGTTTGTCTTGGGACATAGTTTTCTTTAACATCAATAACGTCATTTACGAGATAAATTTCGTCTCCCAAGAGAACTTTTATATCAATACCCTTTCCTTTTAGTTTTTTGCTATATTGAATGGCATTGATATGTTCACTAATAGAGGCGTGGTCTGTAATGGCCACAGCCTTCATACCAAGTTCAACCGCATAATCAATCAAATCTTTTGTCTTTACAATGCAATCAAGCATACGTAGATTAGAACCATGTGTATGACAATGAAGTTGAGTATCATTCATTTTCCTTCACCCCGTATTGAGCAAATAAGTGGCGTTGCGGTGCAAATTCACCATAATATTCTTTTTCAGCCTCAAGTCTCGCTTTAATGGCTTCTTCTTTGGTATTGAAACGGCCAATAATACGTTGCTTACCTTTTTCTTTACTTATTTTAGCACACCATTTATTCTCACTTTTCCTCCATTCTACCCCTGTTATGACAGAAGTATTAAGAGGAGATAAAGAACGATTGGTAGCATTTTGTCTACACGATGCAATTCTAAGATTGTTCTTTCTATTATTAGACCCATCTCTGTCTTCATGGTCAGGTACTCTTTTACGACCAGAAGTCCCCATAATTAATTGATGTAATTTTAAGGTAAATTTACTTCCATCTTCGTTAAGCACGGTTGTACTCCAATACCCATCTTTTCCAATGGCCCAACAGTAAGGTTGTACTTTTTTATAGTCATCTTTGTCAATAATAAAGAATTTGTCTGGGTAAACTAAACTATATCCATAATAACAATCTTCATGCTCTTCATAAGTATTATATTTCTTTGCGCACTGCCCCAACATTTGTGCGTGGTACTTAGATAAGCACCCGCAAGATTTTTTGCCTTGTGTTAAGCTACTTGTAGACGCAATAGTAATATTGCCGCAATCACATTTACATCTCCATTGAACTTGTGATTGTCCATTAGGCCGGACATAATCTTCTGTTCTTTCTATAACAACAAGCCGACCAAAACGCTGACCTGTTAAATCTTGAAATTTACTCAATCCCCATCAGCCTTTCCTCTGCAATTTTAAAATATCCTTCATCTAATTCAATACCGATAAAGTTTCTATTCAAATTTCTACAAGCTACTCCTGTTGTACCTGAACCCATAGTAAAATCCAAAATAATATGATTTTCCTTTATAGAAAATAATTTTATTAAATACTCAATTAACGCTACGGGCTTCTCTGTTTCATGATATACATTCTGCTTATTTATAGGTATAGATATTATATTAGAAGGAATAGAACCATCTAACCCTACAAAACCACCTATATCATTCTCTATAACACAATCTGTTAAAGTCTTTTTATACGGTTTCATTGCAAAAATTATAGGTTCATACATAGGTGCTAAATTACCTATACGATAATCTGCATATTTATCATCATATATACCACGCTTATTTAAAACTTTATCTATTCTTTGAGCCTTTGCATTACAACGGTTCTTTTCCCAAATTAAAATATCTCTAATTATAAAACCTGAGTCTTCTAAAGCATTACAAACTCTATGTTGAAATCTGCGAGAACTAAATATTAAAATAGGACTACCTTCTTTTGTAACTCTCAATAACTCAACAGCCCATTTTTTACACCAAGTTTCATACTCATAAGGAATTAACCTATCTTGTTTACTCCAACCATTTAAAGGTTTACCCCTACGCTTAAATGATGTATCTCTAACTTGGTGTTCTGTACTACCACCTAATGCTGAATTTGTATTATTATGTAAAGTGTCCCATTCTGAATATGAAATACCATAAGGAATATCAGTCATTACAATATCAATAGAATTATCTTCTAATTCTTTTAATATCTCACAACAATCACCATTATAAAGCCGGTACATCCAACCCCTCCTAAAAATTAAACCGTAGATTTCTCCACGGTTTAATTGTAACATATTTAATTATGGTTGTCAAGGTTTTTTAATTTTCCCGACTCTACGCTGTCAATCTTTTTTTTGACCAGCTTATACCCAAAACCTTCTCTAGTCCTTTTATAATAATGCTTCTCAAACGCCTTTAACTTATCCCCATCAAACATTGTGCCATAGATATAATCTTCAAGAGCCACACGATAACGAGCTTCTTCTTTATCGCCTTTGAACTCAAAAGCAATATAAGGAACGACATTTTGATTCAATCTATCAATCATATCTTGTGGCCTTGGGTCATCCTCACAATTCTGTCTATTCATCCATTCACGCCAATGCTCAAACCCGTGCCAATAAGGAAGTGCAGCAGGATAGGAACCATCTGGTTCAAAATCAGAACAAGGATACCCACGTTCTTCCGGTACATTAACAAACCAAGGGTGGGCATATTCCATTATAGCATGGTCAAATCTATGTGTGCATCCATGAGGATTTTCAGAAAACACAAACTTGAAATGTTTGCAGTCTTTGCATTTATAATTCGGGCATTGGAATTCATCAATGGTGGGGTATAACTTATTAACAATTTTATACTTGGGCATAATTATTTCTCCTGGAAATCAATAGAATTGTCAAGGCAATATTTTAACTGTTTTTATCCAAGTGTTTGTTTCTTTTTTCGTGCCAGAAAAACAGAAAATGTACTAAGCAATTCGTCAGCTGTATATTCGTGGCCTGTGTTTTTATCAAAATAAATATAGAGCGAATTATCTACTTCAACAACGCAATTATACAATTTACTTAAATCTTCTTTAATCTGTTTTGCTTGCTGCTTGGTATATGTATGGACTTTAATAACATATACTTTTTCTCCAAAGACAGTCTTGCGCCAATATTGCGTTAAAACTTTAGCGTTGTGCCGTTTCATAAAAACAACTCCTTTCTTGATTATCTACATTATAATACAAACAAAAGGAGTTGTCAATACCATATTCAATTTTTAATTAGATATTCTTGGTCTAGTACTATACCGCCAAAACTCATTCACTGGGTACAACTGCTTTAGTGTTTTGAAGATATAGAAAAATTCGCCAGTATTTTCGTCTAAAGCAAAATGGCTATGCCCGTTCCAAACCAACTTATATTGTTTGCCGAAGTGTTCTTTTAACCATTCTTCTTTGATTCTGTTTTTACCACGATTTCCACCTGTTCGTGGATGATATTTAAGTCTTTTTATTTTAATCCTCTCCAACAAAAAGTTTCAAAATTTGATATTTTAAGCAATTTCGTAACCATTCCACACAGTAACCGATATAAGATTCTGTGCCCCCATAATTACAAAGATGGCGATAATAAACATAGGCTTCACTGCCAATGCCACACTTAAAACACACAGAAAAATTCGCTTTGTTAAACGTGGCTTTGATATATGCGGCTTCTAAATCAGGTTGTTCAACAGAATTTACAGGAACCTCTAATTTAGCCGAGCCTTTTACAATTTTAGAAAGCTCATCTACTACTTTTTCAAGAAATTCTAAGTAAGTCATACTCAATCCTCCGGCAAATCAATATGACACCAGCGGTCTGTAGATTCGGCATACCTAAAATATTCGCAACCATCTTGCCAACGGCCATTTTTAAACATTGCGACAAAGCATCCAGTATCTTTTCTTACATCGCAAATAATTCTAGACACCAACACATACTCATCCGACCCAACCGGATAATCCTCAACTTTATGCCATTCCATTAACTTTCTCCTCTAGCCGATTGACAGCCTCAATAATCTCGTTGATTTTATTCCACATTAATTCGTTATTACAATAATCATTAGCTTGTTTACCAATTAAAGGCTCAATCTTACCTTCATCCTTCTTAATAAAATCATACTGGCCGATGCGGTTGAAACGCTCAAAAGAAAAGATACGATAAGGTACCTCTACTGTATAACGATTGTTGTCAATATCGTAATTTGACAATTTCGTTGTCGTCCAAAAAGGACACCCTTTTTCTGGAACCTTGGAAACATAACCAATAGTCCCAGTCTTAGTCTCTACATAGTCCCCTACATGAAATTCGTATTTCATATTATTCCCTCCAACCATCATAAATTTCTAAACACAAATGCCCGAAACTCATATCTTCTTCATCTTCACGCCGTAGAATAATTTTTTGATTTAACTCAGTCATAAAATTGACAAGCTCTTCAAGAGTATTGATTTCTACAAATAGTTTGTTATACGGCTCCCTACCAATTTCTTTCCCCGAGCGCCAGATTGGACGTGAATCGGGTTCGGTTGTAGGAGAATAGTTTTTAATTTGCGGATAAGAATTGAGCGTTACTTTTGCATCATAGTAAACAGGAATTTCAAATTTCATCAAAAATCACCACCAAAAATTCTGTTAATATCTTCAGTAATCTCCTTCTTTGAATATCCGCTGTAAAGCTCAGGGAACGGACAGACGGCAATAATTTCACCCGACGGTTCATCTTTCCAACGAAAAATACCAGTAAGATATTCATAACGAAAAAGTGGTACTACAAAGCGCCCACCAATGTCCTCAACAGTACAAAAATACCAACCTGTTTTTGTTGGGTTAATATCAGTGCTCCATCCCATCAAAAATCATCCTCCCATCCTTTCAAAAGCCACATCAAAATAATTCCTATCCAGTTCAACACCAATATATTTACGACCAAGATTCTTTGCCACAAAACAGTGGCTACCGCTACCACAACAAGGGTCAAATACAATCTGACCTTCGTTTGTATTATCTTTAATCAAATCTTCAAGCAAAGCATGATTCTTCTCGGTAGGATGTAACTTACTCCGACCATTCGGATAATGAAACACAGTATTCTTACAATGAGCATTAAATGTTTTAGCACCTTGCTTTTTATACCATACACACATCTCAACGCCGCTCAAATAAATATACTGACCGTTCATGGGGCTTGGATTTGTCTTTTCCCAAATAATAGGACGTACTGTACCTTTGCCGATATCGGCAAAAAATTTATAGATTTGACTGAATTGCTCTTTACCACAGAAGATGCAAATAGAATTGGAAGTAACTCTTAATACCTGTTTAAGAAACTCATCAAGATTGAAGGTAATAATATCAGCATTACCTTTGTTGAGATTTCTTAGACCATTACTATCTCGATTTACAGCATCATAAGGAATATCAGTAAAGGTAAAATCAACAGCACCATCGTTCATCTTAGCCATAATATCAAGACAATTAGCGTTAAACATCATACCTGCTTTGTCTTTATAATCAGTTTGTCTATAAAGTTCATTTAGTTTCACTTAAAAATCATCCTCCCAACTTTCATCCTTATCCTCAACCTTACCAATCTCAAACTGCTTAATCTTACCTTGAGGCTTGACCACGCCATTCCATTCATTTGTAGACAAAGTTACAATCAAAGATAGGCTTTTTTTACCTTTTTGTGTCAGCCTGTCTACTTGCTCGGGGGTAGCCATAAACAGCAGAAAATCAACGCCATTTACTGTAATTTTTACTGTTGTGGTGCGCTTTTCAAAGACTTGTACGTTAGTCTCGTCAATCTCGGTGTTGATGTAGAAGGTGGGTTCTGGAACACCATGTCCCCAAATATCCTTGTAATTTTCACAAGCTTTACACAGCTTGTTTGTGATTTGCTTAGGTGTTAGAACTGCTGTGACAAGTATTTCGCCTGAAAGCTCACCGAGGTCTTGATTATCAAACCAATCAAAGAATCGTTCAAGGTTAGATGCTTTGCACATAAACCCAGCAGCAGATTCATGTCCTCTCGCCGTAGCAAGTCCGCTATTGTTAATTAAAGTAAGCACATCAACAGGCGACCTAAAACTGCCGGAAATACTTGTTGGGTCAGGTTTTCTTAATACAAAAGCAACCTTATTATATTTACTCATAAACTTAGCGGCAATCAAACCGGTGTATTCTTTGTACTGATTATCAATAAACGCTACAACGCTATTCTTGTGTTCAATACAATTTTCGTCGCATTCAGCAAAAATAGCCTTTACTTCTTCGGTCTGCCGTCTATGGCAGCGTGTAGCTACCTTTAGCGCTTGGTCTGGTTCTATATCACCAACAAACCCTTGCAGCAAAGTAATCTTATCGTCTTTAGTTCCGTTACGGAATACCGCATTTACTTTGGGGCTAATATTCCAAGCAATATTAGTAGGAGTGGGCGGTTCGCCTCGACCAAGTTTATTGACCATGTATGTTAGAAAATCATTCAATAGTTCTCCACTCCTTCAACCAATCGTTAATATACTGCCTATTTTCCACGCTCGTTAAGTCCATAACATCACTGACCAAAGACATAGCCACAAGGTCAGTATAGTCAGAACATTTAACCCCATATAGCTCTGAATATCGTTGACAGAATTTAGCCGTCACTAAAGACCCACTTGCAGACTGGTTAGTACCAGACTGTTGTAGACAGTTCACAATAATTGCATAAGAGTTATTGTTAAAATCATAATTATGATGGTCTAAAAAAATCACATCGCAATCATGTCGCTTTAGTTCTCTACAACAATACTCGTCTGCACTTGCATCAGGGATGATTAGTAGACTTGGTTCCCAAGCGATAATGTCATCAATGACGGTATCTTTACTTGTTTTGGTCAGGCCATGGGCTTTGGCTTCATTATGCTGGAAGGTTTGAATATTTGCGTTCTGCTGTTTTAGAAAAGTATAAATGATAGTTGTTGAACAGAGGCCATCATTGTCGGTCAATTATACCCTGCCTTTCGGCATACTTTAACAAATTGTTGTTTAATTATGATACGGCAAATCCAAATATTTTTGATATTTACGGTCAAGATAAATCGGAGAATCCTTATAAAGATAATTTATAATCTTCATACACTGCCGTTTACCAGCAAAATTCAAAGTTCTCCAAGTACCGTCTTTGCCATCGTGACGTTGATGTAATTTTCGTTGTCCAGAATCGGTAGTGGCCTTTAAGATAATTTCATTTGTTGTAAGATGGTTTTCTATAAAACGAAGTAAAAACTCGCTTCCGCCAAAAACCACATTCATCTTATCGCCATAATCTCCATGATATGTAGTAAAGCTACCGTCTGCGTCAAAGATGCCCAAAATAAAGAATTTCTCATATTCTTTGGACATCTGTTTAAGCAACGGGGATACATCACAGCGCCTTGGAATCAAACCATAATCTTCATACAACAAAGAACACATATGAAGATTGGTGATGAAAGCCCTTGCTTCTAATCGTGGTTCTTTATTGAATCCTTTAGATTTATAAAAATGGATTGGATAATCGCTTTCTATACAATCCAAAAATTTTTGAATATGAGGAGCGTCACCGTCTTGCAATGCCAATTTTAGATTATATTCAATTCGTACACGACCATTTGATTGTTTTCTTATTCTTTTAGCAATATAACCATCAGCCCAAATAAATCCTAACCAATACGCTTTATCGGGCGTATCAATTTTGTCAAAATAGTTAAAATTTGCTTTATAACTTGGCATACCTACACCTCCTTTCTTATTAGATTAAACAACAATTTGGGTTTAGACTATACAATTTTCAGAGGTTATAGTCGTTGAGCGTCCCTCATTCTGATACTTGAGGTGTCGTTGCGCTTGATTGTCCAATCCTTAATGATATTACCATACCGTTCCCGTTACTGAACGCCACATACATATCCCTACATATGCTTGGTTATTAAGGCTCTAAGGAGTTTCCCGCAGTTTATCTCTTTTAAAGTGGACTTCCGACTACCTAATCCACCAAAACAGCAATCTTATTCCCTTCATCAACATGACGCTTAACCATACTGCACGCTTCGTCCATATTTATATATAGACTTGGTTCGTCAACATATAACCCAGTTGGGTTTAGATATTCGCCAATGTCCTCTACTTTACAGGCGGTAAGATAATCCTCAATAAACGTAGAGGGGTTGATTTTAGATAGTAGAGGTTTTACTCGCATAGCAACACCTCTAAATCTTCACATTTTGTAACCCACCAATCCATATCAGAAGTAGTACCTTTAGGCCATTGAACATCACAGAGTCCGTCTTTACAAACTGTTCTAACTTCTCCAACAGTGCCTTTACAAGGAAAATATTGAGGGTGTTTTTTATGCAGCTGTTCGTTCACAAAACGTACCTTATCACCCTTCTTAACATTGTCTCTGGTAGCAGGAACCCAATGTCCATTTTGTTTATTCTTCTCCCCAATAATAAAACTCCGACCAAGCTGACCACGGATGTAGGCTGAACGATAGATAGTAGCAATCATTTTATTTGTTACGCTATGAAAATCTGGATTAGCTTTGATAGCATCCCAGTTGACTTCAGGAACGGCTTTCTTTAGTTTAGGTACAAGCATTTCAACAATCTGCTTATCAATATACTGTTCGTACATAGTTAGTCCTCCTTATTCTCTGTAATCGTCATAGATTTCAATTTCAGGAATCTTGAAATTTTGAACAATAATCTCGTTGTTCACTTCTGTTGTAAACCTAAGAACATCTACCACAGTGTCAAGATTAACAACTAAACGATACCGGATAATCTTTTTGTTATAAGCCTCTTCTACAATTTCCTCTTTCCAATAATGGGAAATGTGGGGATATTGAAGCATGATATTTGTAGCATCATAGCCGTACTTGGTAGACTTCACATAAAACTTCATATCAATTCCTCCTCATAATAGGCAAAGCCTTTTGATGTAATGATAATACCACACCAAAAGGCTTTTGTCAAGGGTTATTTTTAGTTTTTATATCTAAACAAGAAAATTTTATTCAGCCAATTCTTAGCTTTTTTATCATGGCAAAAATAAATATTACCAAATAGATGCTTAATATAAGCGCCTTTTAAGTAATTCATAACATCCGGTCTAACGGGTTTAAAACAAAGACGTACAAAACGCCAAGTAAAAGAGGGGATAATTAAAACAACAATAGCAACCGCACGGAATGGAGTGATAAATCTATCAAGCCATTTATCATCGTCATTATAAATTAATAAAGAAGTAATAACATAACAGGCCAAAAAGCCTAATAAAAACATTTTCATAAATACCTCTCTCTACTCTCCCACAATTTATTCCATGTTTCTTTGTCTCTGTCAGTTGCATTTTCTTTCGGCCTCAACAACTCCCCACTATCATCCCACACTATATCAACCTGACAATACCCTTTGAACATATCGCACAGTCGTCTTACAGACTTACACCAATCCTCAAAGAAAGCATCGTCTTGACCGATAAAATCACAATCCGGCACGAAAACTACTTTCTTAACACCCATTTTAATCAGTTGATTACGTCTTTGTAAACCAAGTTGATGACCGAACATCCCCAACGCACAAGATTTAGCCCCGCAAAAAACATCACATTTCAATACGAACTTCTCTGACTCACCCAACCAAACCTCACCAGCCTGTTCAATCATAGGCTTGTTATAGTTAATCCCATAGAACACTTGATTAGTATTGAACTTATAACACTGTCCATCCAATGTAATCAATGGCATATACTTGGCCTGTTCAACTCTATCTTTATCCCAATTTCTTACTCTAACCCCAATCAACCTTGCCTCATCATCAAAGCATGGTATCACAGTCTGGTTACGACGCTCATAATATCGTATCTGATATTTTGCCATTGTTTCTTCGCTTATACCCTCATCAATCCATGCTTGGGGGTATAATGGGGGTAGAGTGTCAATAATGTTGCGGTTGTATTCCGGTAGTTGACTGCCATACTTTCTTACTCTAACAAACCGTTCAAGCTCAGACCAGTCATAAACATGGCTGTTTGTTAGTGGTTTGGTTAACTTGGTTGGGTCGAGGCCAGTTTTCTCAAGAATCCAGTTACAAGCATCGAGAAATGAGCAAGTTTGGCCAAGTAAATTTAGGCGGGTTTGGACTAACGCAATCGCATCATAAGCCCTTCCGGCTGAATATCCTTGGAATATCTTTGTGTCAGGGTAAAATATAAGGCTTGGACTACCATCATAGGGATTCTTATGTCTATCCCCACTAAAACAACGCCACTCTGTATTGCTCTTGCTAAAGATAGGAATACCAAGCTCACGAAGGATAAGGTCGTAATGGGCCAAGGCGAGCATTTTTTTTAATTTTTTAACGTCCACTCTGGCCACTATTCATTACTCCTATAACTCTTTTAATTTCTGTTCAGCGAGTTGACGAATTTTATCCATCTGTTTATCGGCCAACTTGCCGCACAAACTATCAAGTATATCTTCTAAGATAGACTGTTGTAACAACTCTATTGGTATCTCTGGTATTTTAATATCTGGCAGAGGAGACAAGAAATGACGAGATAAACGTTCTCGCTTATCTAATTCACTCTTGACATTTAGATATATTAAAGGCATATAAGCATCAACAAACAGTTGAACAACTTTAGAATTATCCATTTTACTATTCTTTTTCACTTTACCATTCCATAATCTTCAGGCGCAATACTATCTTCCCAATAATCTTTGGTTACACAAACCTCTACGCCATCTTCCCATTTAGTCCCTAAGACAAGAAGATTACCCGCCCTCGCAATATAAAACTCACCGGGCTTCCACTTCTCAGAACATAGGCTTTTAACGACTTTATCTACATATTCTTTAATCTTAATATCTTCAATATCAACCGCACCTGTTTCGGTACTTGTATGATGGAAAGTTGCCTTCCAAGTGGGCGGCTGCACTCTACATTCGCCCACCATAGTTTCGCTACCACAAGCTGGACAAGTCACATATTCACACCCCATCCAACCAATATAAACATCTTCTTTATCATATTCAAGCTCCGCCCCACAGTTACAAGTGCAGCATTTAGGCCAATTTTTATCTTGATTAGAATTTAGAATTTTCATATTTTTCCTTTCTTTAACAATAAGTTTTTTGAAACTCCTTAATTCCTTCGGCCAGTGTTTTTACATCTTTAATACTACTATTATCGTTAAAGCTAATTCTAATAGCCTCATGAGCCTCATCTTTAGTTAGCCCATAAGATTCTAAGACGCGAGTATCATTAGAACAGCTGCTATGGCCTACTCCAATGTAGATGTCTTTTGAAGCAAGATACTGTTGGAGGGCTTCGGCCTGAGTGCCGGGCAGACGGATAGCGTTGATTGCAAAAGTAAATTCATGACCAGAAGGATAGGTATTATCATCAGGAACCAGTTGAAAATCAATTCTATTTCTAACGAGATAATCAATCAAGCAATTTTGTAACTCACCATAATGAATAATTTTTTCACCCAACTTATATTTATCACAAGCATCTGTAACCGCATCAGCCATTGCATAAGCCCCCGCAAGATTAGGTGTACCATGGAGCTTAAAACCATTAAGCCATTTGTCTAATCTGTCTGATACCCAACAACAACCAATGCCTAATTCTGTCCCGACCTTGTGGCCGCTACAATACCAAAAATCGCACCATTCATCAATGTTAGGCTCAATAGATATATGACCGATTTGCGAAGTTCCGTCACAAATATAAAAGCCATTGTATTTGTGAATAAGTTCTCCAATTTGCTTAACTGGGAAAACTTCACCAGTAATATTTTGGACACCTTGCCAAAAAACAAAGGGTACAATATTATCTATACTGCAATCTTCTATCGCCATTTCAATACTTTTAAGGCTGTCTACATAAAAACTATCCCATTCATAATATTCACTTTCGTTAAAATGTTCAATGGAATCATGCTCATAAGGTGAAAAATAAAATTGATATGACATCTCATTCCAATCAGTCCGCATACGAATAGCCATAACAAGATTTTCAATCAACTGGCTACTCGTACCACCAAAAACAACCTTGCCACCTTTAGCCCCAATAGCCTTCTTTACCCTGTTTTCTGCTTCAGATAGTAGGCGTTTTTCCTTGTAAGCATAGTTGGCGTTAGGGTTAAAGAAATATCCTTCGCCCAACACATCACGATACAATTGCTGAGGATACTTAATCACAGGGCAGGTCGAGGCGAAATCCAAAAAAATCATATCGCTCATCCCCTCACAGCAAAAATAATATCAGCTACTCCGATAATAGCACAAATAACAGCAAAACAAAAATCAAAATATGCCCATTTATGGTTTCCTTCTTGGTAGCTGACAGCACCATAATAACCGTCAGCAAGAGCGCAAATAAGTAGAAAAATTCCAAGTACAAACTTCATAGTTATCACCTTTCTGTAAATAAAACGTACCCAACGACGCAAGCCATTGTTAATACTCCAAGAGGCCAAAACAAAATCATAGTTGCATATGTAGCCAATTTTTCATCGCTTGTGAAGCGTGAATCTTTAATAATCCACTTAGCGAATAAAATTCCTAGAATGATATAAGCAACAAATAAAATTGTTTTTACAATCAATTTACATCACTCCTATTATAAGCCCAAAAGAAATTCATATAAGCCTTTAAGCAATCAATCGGTGTTTCTTCAACTTTTTCAAGTTCATCTTCATTATACCAGAACAGCTTATCAATCTTTGCAGCTGTTGCAGGAATAAAGAAGTCACCAAAATCACAAAAATAAGTATTATCTTCTTTGTCTATACGAATTACTTTGCCAATAGTTCCTTTGGGCGGACTCCATACGCTTTTGTAGCCTACAAATTTGACTTTTTCTCCTTCCTGAAATTTATTCATATTTTCCTCCTTTATAATTCTACAGTGCGATGTTCTATAATTTCGGCCTGAACTCTAACAATCTGCATAGAAACGATTTTTCTATCATTGATACTTTCTATATCTTCGATAATATATTCTTTATTTTGCATAATTTCATCAAGGGCCGCTTCTTCAAAATTAAAAGTATAGCCGCAGCTGAGTAATCCATACGATAGATAATACATTTCTTTTAACCAGGTATAATTCAAATACCCTGTTTTCTTTTTCTTTTTACCCATTTCAGTAAAAACGACTTGAATAAGATATTTTTTATCCATAAAACAAGCCTCCTTTAACCTGTATATTAACTATACCATAAAAAAGGAGGCTTGTCAAGATAAATTTAATTGATAATTACTGGAATATTATATTCTTCTGCACATAGACGTTCAATACGGCAACCTCTGGCTTGCTCCCACCCGTCTGCAAAATAAGCAATATCAGCAGTCGCCAATAGTTCAAGAGACTTCGCAAGGCATAGTAGAGGATTGGTCAAAGCAGAGCTATCTTTAAAGAAGCTATCAATTACTTCTACTTCTTCGTTTAATTGCTTACTAGCAACTTCGATAGCCTTATTACGCTCGGCCAGAATTTCGGCATTGGACTTATCACGCATAGGCTGAGAAATAAATAATCTTTTCATTAAATATACACCTTCGTATCCATATTTACTGCAATAACACGACTAGATTTGCCTTGAGAAGCAAGTTTGTCTTGAAGTTCTTGAGCAAAAATTACCTTATTATCAAAATCTCCATGCACAAGTAGAAGTTTATTAAATCTTAATGTATTGATATAATAATCAATCAATTCTTCTCTTGAAGCATGAGACGAAAAAGATACAAGTTCAGTAATATTTGCATTATTTTCTACCATTTCGCCTTCAATAGATACCATTCTGTCACCGAACCGAATCTTAGATGCCAACGTGCTTTCTGAACTATAACCACAAAAGATAATATGAGCATTTGGATCAGGCGCAAAGGCTTTTGCCCAAGACACACTCTTCCCTCCTGACATCATACCAGCCGAACTAAGTACACATATAGGCTTCTTAGAATTTTGTAATCTTAAAGTCTCCACATAATCAGAAACAAAACTAAGATTCTCCCAATTATAAACCAAATGCCACAAAGGATTATCTTTTGGATAAATATCGCAAATCTTTTTTGCCATGGGAGAGTCAACCCAAACATTTACATCCTTTGGAATCTTTCCATTCTTCCAAAGCAGATATAAAATAGTTAACATAATTTGGCAGCGACCCAGAGCAAATACGGGTATCAAGACTCTTTGGGCTTGATTCAGCACTGTACTAATTTTCTCTAAATCTCGTTTTCTGTCACCATGTTTGTTATTTCGGCCTTCTGCATTATATGTATTTTCACCTAAAACAACATTACCCCAAGGCAAATCTTCTCTAGGCGATACATAAGGTTGCTCCCATTTACCACCAATATCACCAGTAAAATTTAATACTTTCTTTTGGTAGCCTTGTGTCATTTCTAAAGAAAGTTGGCAAGCATGAATAATATGATTAGAAGGATAGTAAGTCAGCGCCAGACCTGGGGCGAATTGATATCGTGTTTTAATATCAATCTCAATACAACGATTTAAAGCGTTTTCAATATCAACTGGTTCATACAATGGTGTGATTTTCAAACCATGCTTATTGTTAATCTTTTGGCAATCTTGTGTCATAATTTTACAAGAATCTTCCCATAAAATTTTAAGCAGCTGTGTCGTTCCAGACGGTACAAAAATATGGGCTTGACAACCTCTAGCATACAAAGAAGGAATTAAACACGTATGGTCAGCGTGAGCTTCGTGTAGAATAATATAATCAATTTCTTTTGGCTTGATTTTCTTTAAAAGTTCTTGATTCTTTCTATAATTTGTTAAAATATCACTTTCCTGGTAAATTCCGCAGTCTAGCATAATAACAAATTTTTGGAATCGAACAATATAACAAGACTGAGTAACACCAACCGAAGAGGCCCCAATACACTTCACATAAGACTTCGTAGTACCCTTATTTGTCATAGTTTTCCTCCAAAACTAAAGACTTGTAAATAGAACAATCATGATAATCAAATTCAGCATTAGGCATAACATAATCAACAATGTCACCCAACACCTGACATCTTGCGACTTTTGCTAAACATTTATCTCCAACACCACATTGATAACATGGGCTTTCAGCAAGGCAAGAAATTCTTTTACTCATCTTCAATATACTCCTCTTCTTCTTCGGAAGGAACAGTAAAACCAATAGCATGAGTCTCTTGACAAGGTTCTTCATGTACAAATTCTTCTGCTTCATGATTTAGTTTTACAGATTTTAGCCCAAACCAATTAGCCACATACGTTCCCATTGCATCGAGTGCAGGAACAGCAGCCACAAAAAAAGCAATCGCTCCCATTGCAGTAAATACATGACTTAGGCCATTTTTATCATCTCTCATTAAAAGTCCCCCAATTCGCTAGGTTGAATATCATCCAATACATTATTTTCATCGTCTGTTACGAAGTAGTCTATGCGCTGGAATGTACCACGATCAAAGTATGACCATAGCTTTAGGCGCTTATCGCCATAAATACCATAACGTGACTTAAAAATAAATTCACAAATGTTTGGAACAGGTTGACGGTTTTCACCAACACCTCTGCGTTTTAGATATGGCTCAACTTGCTTTAAATCTTTACGAAGATATGGTGTTGGGATAACAATAGAGCCAAAATCAATTTTATTTTTTGTCGATTTACCTCCGCTTAGAGAAGTTTCATCAATATAAGCTGTTGTTTTCCAACTGTCATTTAACTGTTGGCTTGTCAAAATGCCAACATTCATATCTTCGGCCATAACCTTTAGTTCTGTAGCAAGATAAAGTAATACCTGGTCTTGTCTGCCAGCACTACCTACAACTTCACGATATTCTTGACTAATATCGCCCTGCTGTTCCATATAGTCAAATACACAATATCCAATACCTTCACATTCAACCATTTCTTTAATCTTGCGGTTTAAAGATTTGGTGTTGAAATTGGGCATTGAAGTAATATGAAGGTTTGAATTTTTAATAATTTCGCCAGCTTGAATTACTCTAGCTTCTTCTTCTGGAGTACAGAGACCGTTTTTAATTGACCTATATTCAACTCCACTTACAGCAGACCAGAACATAGGTTCGACTTCTGTTTCAATATCTTGTTCTGTAGCAATAAACAACGTAGGCGATTGGTAATTATCATTAACAACAAAATCATTGGCTTCGGACGACCAAATTTCTTTGGCTCCAACTCTGGTCAAATCGGCAACGCCTAAGCGACTCTTGCCTACCCCTGACGGGGAACCACGCAAGCCTAAGTGCCCCCTGCACCAACCATTCCAAATAGTGCTAAGATATCCCGACTGGAACAAAGCACCAAATGATGGTTGCTCTTTAAAACCAGCCAACCTTTCAGCTACATTCTCACCAGCTTTAATTTCATTCCGTACATACTTAACATCATACTTAGTTCTTAGCTTGGCTGACTTGAACTCAATATCAGTAAGAATCTCACCAATAGTCCACTTGTTCAACTTGGCCATTTGCTCTGTCTCATCGAGCATTTCGTCATAGTAATCAGCAATGTTATACCCATCCTCTTTAAGCTCACGCAATAAACTGAACTTACGCAAGGTGGTATAATATAGCTCAAAGCTCTCAGGTGAACATAACTCTTTTACAGTTGACACAAAGTCAAGAAAGTTACTATCGTTTAATGTTTCGTATTGGGCCGGGTAGTCCTTGACATAATTATCAATCTCAACCTCACTGACGCTACCAGCCCCAGCTTCAGCCAGCTTGCAAGTGGCGATAAAGATAATACGGTGTACTGGCTCAGGGTCAAAGTCGGTTTTTGTCAAAGGGTAAGATGGATTAAATAGAAGTTGGGTGTTGTTCATTAGACAACCCAAAAGTAAACTTGATAGGTTACTATTGTACAACATTAGTCTACAAACTCACCTCTCCGCCTATCATAATCTCTATACCTTAAACTTCTGCCAGCATCAACATAAGCCATTTGTATCAACCAAAAACCTTCAGAAAACTCAATTGCTTTAGCAAGTTCATCAAGTCCGAAGTAATATGCTATATCCTCAACATATACAACATAATACAGTATCTTCATCACTTCTTCTCCTTGCCAACTAACCAAACATAGATGATATTAGTGTCCATATCAACGCCCCATGACACATCATCCAACTTTCTAAGTTCACGGTCAATGTTGACTTTAACCTTCATATTGTCTGGGTATTTAGATAATGCTTGTTTTAGTTCTGCTACTGTCATACTACCCCTCCTTTATCTTAATCATACCACCATCTCAATCAAAAGTCAAGTTACCTTTAATCTTTCTTTGAGGTCGATACTTTTTAACCTTAATAGGTAGAATTGTACCTATTTCATCTGCTTTCTCTTTGGCTTCAGCCAACTTAACCCTAAACATCTGTGTAGCGTCAATATATTTTGGGAACAACTGATACAATCCATAATCACCATCAATCACTACTTGCTCATAATCTTTACAATATTTAAGGGTATAATATACATCTTTATGTGTCAAATCATATTCTTTCATAATATTCTTGAGTTGAGCGGTAAGCAATTTCCAGTTGGCATCTTCGCCCCACATAGATTGAATCAAGTCTGTGACTTTGCGGCGGTCTTTCTTTTCCTGTTCTGTTAGTTTAGATGTCGCCATATACCCTCCTATTGAAAAAGACGGCCAGCGTTGGCCAGCCGTCTTTGGTTTGGTTTATTCTACTACAAGTCCCATGTCACAAGCATGAGTTACCATCTGGTTATAAATATTCTCAAGCTCCATCTTCTGTTCATCGGTAGCCTTAGATACTTTAGCACCAGCACCAAGCTCATTCTCTACAATGGCTTTGGCCTTTTCAGAATCCTTCTTGTAAATAGCCTTATAATAAGGGCTAATCATATCAATCCAATCCTGAGCGGTGTAATCGCTGGTGTCGGGCTTCCAATCAGATAGGTTAGCCCCCTCATCATTAGCGGACTTCTCAATGGCCTTGATAATAGCATCTTCCATATTTTTTGCTGTGAAAGGCTTAACAAAGGTCTGAATAGCATAGCGGCTACGAGCAAAAGCGTATCTGGTCTGCTTACAAAGCAAAGAAGAGGGAATAGCATCGCCATTCTCATCTGTCTCCCCACCGTGAACAAAAAATGTGAAGTCACACATATCACGAACAAAGCGAGTGGAAGACTTGATATTACCGCTTCCCTTGGGTTGTACAAAATTGTACTTTTCACCTGTAATGGGGTCTTCAAGTTCAACGATTTCTTCATGGTCAATGAATAGAACAAAATAGCCACAACTGCAAAGTTTGTTTACTTGAGACTTAAAATCTTTACGATAAATAGAATAACCGTTCTGTTTACCAGTAATTTCACTTAAATCTCGGACACCAAATTCGCTACAAACTGCTTGTTCAGAAAGACCGACAAGATTTTCAAGGGTGTCAATGATAATAGTAAAATATTGCTCCTTCATCTGGCCAAGCGTCTTTTCATCAGTAAGCTGTTTTACAACGTCCTTAAAAGTAGCCCATTTATTTACAGGCAACTTTTTACACTTAACGCCATTAGCACCGGCTTCGGTCATTAAAAGCAATGGTTTGGGCATTTTAGAAGCTTGGAATGTCTTGCCTAACGAGTTTCCACCGTAAAGAAGCGCCTTCTGCCCAGCAAGACTGCCATTCATACCAGTTTCTTCAAGATTTAGTAGGTCAATCTTTGCCATTCTGCATCACCTCAATCAAAACTCATCCTCAAGGCCAGCTTCATTATCACTCCAAGGATTCTCATCATCGCCAAAATCGTCAAAGTCATTGGTGGCCTTCTTGCCCACACGCTTAGACTTGTACTCAGCCTTCTTATCCTTTAGATTAGGGGTGGAATTGCTCTTAGTGGTCTTATTGCCACCATTTTTAGCGAACTCATCCTTCTTGATTTGATACATCTTAATGGCCTTCTTGACCACAGAACTGTCCATCCATAGAGTTTTAACAGGGGTCTGCTTACCATCCTCATCCTCAACATACAGTTCATCAGGCTCATCAACAATGTCCATACCAGCAAGCACAAACTCAGTACGAGTAGATACGTTAGAGGTGTCAATCTTACCGGCACGGCCAATACCATGCTTCTTAGCCACACCGCCAAAGGTAATAGTATTCACATCTAGAGTAGCGTCAATAGTACAACCATTTTCAACAACATCATTAACATCGTCCACAAGGTCATCAGGCACAATAACGGTAACAGGGAATACCTCACCCTTATTGTTAGCCATATACACAGTCATCACACCGCGACCAGTCTCCTCAGCTTCGCCATCAACCATCTTGGTCTCAGGTACGTTCTTGGTCATGCAACCACTCATATTGACAGTGATACCGTACTCCATGCCCTCCTTATAGGCAGTAGTGGAAACCTTGCTCACACGAAACTGAGGAGCTTCCTTGACTTCTTTACCGTCACGGCTCATAAACATATGATTATCAAGCCATCCTTCAACCACAACAACAGACGGTTCACCGCCATCGCCATTAACTTCAGGATTTAGTTCCATCATGTCCTTGGCCATCTTCCACTGACGGGATTCCTTGCCATCCAGACCTTTAGACGCAAACCAAATCATAAAAGTGATAATACCGTCACCAGTGCGAACAGCAATCTTCCCCTTGATACATTCTGCTTTAATTTTTTCGCCAGTTCGCACACCATTCTCCCACAGTTCTACGTCATAAGACTCACGTACTAAATGAGGTACAGGCTTCCCTTCCTTATTTTTTCCACCCATCTCATATACACTACCAACACAACGATAAAAATTCTTACTCTTGTTTAGAATATCCATTTTTTATACCTCTATAATTTTATTATAATTTTAACACAGAAAGGGCCTGTGTTATTAACCCATCAACTTATATTGCTTAGGCAAACAAATTAAAAATAGGCCAGAAAACATAGTAACTTTATGTGGCAAAGTGCTTAAAATCTTCCCACTTAATCTTTACGATTACTCTTTCCCCACGCCTATCTCTCAACTCAATCATAGGTCTACCAACAACGCCTTCCATCATGGCAGTTCCCATAGTAGACCGAGGATGTTTCATAACATAATCAATACCATCCTGAATAGTACCTGTAAGCACAATAGGAACAACGTCAATGTTGAACATTTGTGCTGTTTCCTCCACCCATTCACGCTCTTGATAATTATCTCCTACCAGAACATCAAAAAGAATAAAAGACACATCAGAACGATAATCACCGCCATTTTGAATCTTGGGGCCATAGCCTTCACCAAATAGAATAACGTCTTTATCGCCCCATGTCTGTTCAAACAGTTCTTCGGCCTCAGTGGTCACAAACATCTCATTTAGCTTATTGAGAAGAGGCCCCGGAATTTGTGCTTTGTCAGTACGCCCACCAAACTCAACCTTGTGTCCATCCCAATGAACATGAATATTTGTTCCGTCTACCTTTTCAGTAAACAACCACATATTGTCTTTGAGATAGGCAATAGTGGGATTTCGGTAATTATTTAGAATAAGACGCTTTGTCCCATTCGTATCACGACAAAAGACAGTCTCAATTTTTTTATACTGTTTCATACTACTCTCCTTTCTTAGCTTCTCTGGCCTTCTTTAGCCGTTCTGCGGCCATTTGACGCTGTTCTTCAGTCATTGTACGTTTAGAATTAGTATTATGACCTGTTCTATAAGGATACAAAGGACAGTTTTTAGAAGTACATCCCTTAACAAGTTTAGGTTGCCCACCTAGACAGTCAATGCAAAACACCTTAATCGCAGATAACGGAGTATTAGCCATCTTCTTCTACCTTAATTCCTAGTTTATCGGCAGTTTCTTGAACTTCTTTAGACATAAGCTCAATAGCTTGCTCCAACGTGTCGCAAGATTCAATCTTCTTTTTACATTGCATAGCGTGAGCGTGCCAACCGATATTGATACCTTGTAGGCGAATCTTGTCAAAAGCGTCTACAAGTACAGGCTGAATCAAGTCTTTAAGGTCTGAATGGCCTGTTTCATCTGTGGCTGCGTCAAGAAAAGCCTTTAATTTTGGACTGGATTTAATCATCTCGTTCAGTTTTTCACGCTCTAGCTTTGCTTTGGTTCTTTTATCCATTTTATTTATCTCCGTTCATCAATAAGCCCAGCGCAATTAGGGCAATAATAATCTACCAGATTTTCATATACGTCAGGCCCAAGTTCGAAATGTGGTTCTTTTGTTGTAACCGTTTCAAGTTCACAACCGCAGACGTGGCATCTATTATTATCATCAAACCACTTGTTAACTGTATTCAAATCTTCGACTCTAGCAGTTGCATTTCTGAGGTATAACATACAATCAACAATCACATCTTTTTCATCACAAAAATGTGTTTCAATGGCCTCAATAATTTCAGGTAGCATTTTTGGATAGTTCCAGCCATTCCATGATTGTTTCATAGCTTCTTTAGCCCCTCTACACTGATAAGATAACAAGGGTCAGTATAATTTTCAGCGGTCTTAACTTCGATAAAAGCAAGCATCGTATTCTGTGCTCCATGCTTTGCCATATATAGAACCTTACCAATATTATTGTTAGGAGTCTGCTTAAAAGCGTATCTACACTTATCATAACCGGAAGTCACATACTTGTCAACCCAATCACAGTAAGTAGTATAAAACTTTCCAGAATTGATGATTTTTACAGTATCACCAACCTTAATTTCATTACTAAACTTAACATTTAACAACATATTTAGACGGTTCATAGCCATCTTAACTCCTTCACTCAAATCAAATTCATCTTGGGGGTCACAGGCGGCAATACCCTTATATGCCGTAGTATTCATAAAATTCTTTTGTTCTTGGATAAACTTGGTAGCCGTGATATGATTACCCGTTACACGAATAACATATTCTCCTTCTTGCCACTTCTTTGCTTTGTTACTCATAATTTTTCTCCTTAATAATTTTCATAATTTTATTAGCAAAAGATTCCGCGGCATCTTTACTAATAGCCCAATTTATAGTTCTAGAGGAACAACCATCACAATCTTTGTAAGCTACTTTTTCATCAAAACGGCAACTGGCACAATCTACCCAATCAAAATAATCATAAATTGCTCGAAGGATTTCATTTTTCATAATTTAAAACTCCATTAACGCTGTAGCATTATTGATGTTATTCTGGCTGGATTTAATGTATCTTGTAGTCACGCTCAAAGAGCTGTGACGTAAGACCTTACTAATAGTACCAACAGGCACATTTTTATCATTCATGATGGTAGCACAAGCGGCTCTAAGGCCATGGCAACTCAGGTCGTTCCAATAAGGTAAACCAGCGCGTCTAGCCGTAACTTTAATAGTATGAGATACAGAATTATCACTTAATTTATGTGCTCTTTCAGAAGCAAACAAATAAGGACATTCATCGTCTCGAATACGAAGGTAAGTATCAATAGCGGCCTTAGTAGAATCGTTAATAAAAATCTTACCGCCTTTGTTACCCTTAGTCACAGACAGTTCGATAGTTCTGTCAGATTCTATAGCCTGTTTGTATTGCTCGATAGTAATATTCGCCATCTCACAGAATCGAACACCAGTAGAAAGCAAAAATTTAAACATGGCCTTATCACGAGGAGTCCGAGCATACTTAACCAGCATCTTAGCGTCATCTTCACTTACATAAGGCTTTTCTTTGTTCTTAATATTCGTAGGACGGCTAAGATTCTGGCTGGGGTCAGAACCAATGATTTGAGCATTTACAAGAAAACCAAAATAACTTTTAATAGCAGCCACTTTATTAGCAACCGTAGCACTAGCCAGATTGCTAATATCGGCTTTCCAGTTCACAAGGTCAAGATAAGTAATATCAGACTCAGGCTTGTTTACCATATTTAACATCTGATTGATATGATTAGTATAGCCACGCATAGTATTCTCAGACATCTTCTCGGCTTTCATATAATTCATATAAGCGTTAATCATATTTGTTACCTCCTTAACTTTGATTAAAGTATACTACAATTCTTTTGTCCTGTCAATACAAAAAATGAATTTTTAGAAAATAAAATCCCGAACTCGCTATTAACAAATTCGGGATTTTATAGAAGGCCAACACTATAGGACAAGAACAGAAGGAGGTAAAGTTAGGAGGTACAGAAAGGAAGTTGTTTTTATGAAATTGTGTTGGCTGGATGGGATAGGGCTGATAGGCTCAACCCTTGAGAAGCCTCGTTTACAATGTAAGCCCCAGATAGTTTTCAGCTTTACTATCAAAACTGCCATTGATTATGCTTTTGCACAGCGTCCTGTGTTTTACTGTTGTTCAAACAATGGTCAACAAACCATAACAATTGGTCTCCCCGGTCAAATTCGAATTGACACTACATCGGGTTTGAGCCGATTTCCTCTGCCTATTGGGATACGGGGAGTTATAGTCTCACCTTTATTCATCCAACCTACGGCAATAGGTAGTGAGTATGAGGATTGTACTTCTTTTTATCTTTTCAGGAGGGAGGTGGGGCTTCATAAGATTTACTTAATCAGCCCATATATAGGGCATAAGCCCTTACTTAGTAGAATGAACATTATAGTTAGTACCATAAAGCATCTCTTCAAAATCCTGATACTGCATTGGAATTATCTCCTTTCTAAAGATTAACAAACCTACACGCTCTTGGCCTTCGAGACCTTTCGCCCTTCCACCCATAATTTATTTTATGTTTCTCCTCGGTTTGTGGGTTTATTGGCAATATCATTTAACATTTCCAATTCTTAGGAAGTTTTTATAGATATTACCTATTAAATTGTTTGACAGGACTAGGCTATTCACCCATCTGTGCCCCCTCTAGCCGTTTACGGGACTTTGTTGCCATGTTGGCATCTGTCAACTACCATTTGTAATAGTAGATTTGCCAAGAGCATATATTATCCTACTTTCAGCGTACTCTTGACTTCACGCGGTCCTAATTCTCATTTCATCATTGTGGGTCAATGACTTAGCGGCTTTAAGCACTTACGGTTGCGGAGAATCCCAATAGGCGAACTGGAGCTGGATATCCGATTTGAACGGATGACCTTTTCATTACAAGTGAACGGCTCTGCCATCTGAGCTAATCCAGCTTTTAGAGGGAAGTGACAGACTCGAACTGTCTAAAATTACTTTCATTTACTTTTTGGAAGAAGTGGCGCATGACACCAACTCTGTCCTACTTCCAGAAACGCTTCATCAGTTAAACATCTATTTGTGACTTCTAGTAATTTATACCATATCTTCCCATATTTGCCATGCGTCCGTAGAACATCGTGTATACCCGACTGGTTTTTTACAAATTTTACAGTTAAGTGATGAACTAACCGTTTAACCGTAAACATAACCAACATGGCCTCTGGTGGCTGGGGATTTATACTTACACCAGCCATTCAAGTTTGAGCAGATGGCAGGAATTGAACCTACGCCTTGTGCTCCCTAAATCGGCACACGCTCAGCTTGAGCTACATCTGCATATTTGCCACACTATCGTAGTGGCTACGCTCATTGTTGTTCATCCATTTATTTCTTGCTTAGTATCGGATGCCTCTTGCATGAGTAGCTTGAGGTTGATTAGTCAAATTTTATCCATTAACCGCAGTTGAATGGTATTGACTAACTACATTTGGCAACTACTGACAGACCAGCTTTACACCTATCTGTCCTCGGTTTGGCTACGGAGAGGATGCCAAGCATCATACACGCAACTGTCTCGGCCATTTTCGTCGCCATTGTGTAGACGACGGGACTCGAACCCGCATATTGCGTCAACCACATCGGCTAACCTGCTCTACCATTGAGCTACATCTACATATTGTCAGGTTTTGCAGCTTGCGCCAGACGAATCGAACGCCGTGGCTTGAGGACTTGAACCTCGCCGCACCTAAAAGGTAAAACGCTTTCTGAAAGACCCAATAAACTTTCAGACCCTTACTCTGAATTAGCACCTAATAATAATCATAATAATCCTCGGCACAGGAGAAAACAATGCTAAACAGGAATAAGGTTTTATATTAAGAAAAATTGCCGCTCCTTAATAAAGGCTTTTAAAAGCTATTTGTCGGATTTGAACCAACATCTCTTAGGACTTCCCAAGCAAATTACCAATTATTATAAAATAGCATATAAAGGATTCCTCTAAAGAGTAGGATTCTTATACAATCTAACCGTATTATGAGTTAACTTAGTTCTTATGAATTAAAATGTTTATGTTTAGGTAAGTTCGCTACGCTTACCCCGTGGAATATCCACGCACGATTTTCCACTACTCGGGATTCTTATCACATTAGCACCCTGATAAGTTTCACCAACTATATATCGTGTTCTTCCCTTTTCATTTTCTGCTTTGAACGCCAATCGCTTGCGTTCTACTCCAAGACTTCGGACGGGAGATGGGGCTTTAGCTTAACGGACTAAAGATGAGGAAAGAATAAATTAGCTTTCAACACCGCTTGTTCGCCAATCTAACCTTATTGCAACAAGTTTCGTCCTCCTAGTGGCTAGCTCAGACGAATGGTTGGTATAATAACGGCCTAAGCCGATATTACCTTACTTATCAGAATCGGCGGTCTTAACAAATTTGTTATCAAGCTCTCTAAGTTGACGGCCAATTCTATCAATCTTGGTTCGCACCATACTGTAAGGGTGCTTATACACCAGTTTAAAAGCGGTATCTCTCAGTTGATTACGCTCCTTTTCTACATTTGTCATTCCGAATCTTCCTTTCTTTGCTTCTGTGGTTATCTTACCACAAATTTTCGGGTTTGTCAATGGATTTCGAAAAGTTTTTTAAGATTTTTTATCTCACTGTGTAAACGAACCAAACAGCGCTAAACTAGCCATAGCTTTACTACTCACACGCAGCTCAGTGTCTTTGAATAGAACGGATTTGTTCCATCCTGCAAACAAAGCAATCTTACCATCACAGTTCTCAACTGTACCAATATCAATCTCGGCACATCTCACACCAAGACAGCCATCAATATCATCCCAAAAGTAAGGGTTGGTTGGGATAAGCTGCTTCTCAACAGAATCAACATTTCTATTGTACTCTTTGATTTTTTGATATAGCTTTTTAATCTCGTTGTGTAGTTCTTTCTCATTCTGAAATGACCTATACAAGATAACTGTCTTTCTGCCATCTCCACTTACAACCTTATTAAATGCTTCGTCAGCATTAGCACTGATTGCGTGGTTACACCGGCTTAAAGTTCCCAACCTGTTCACCCTTTCTTTTGAAATATAATTAGTGGGCCTCACGATGAGACTTGAACTCACAATCTTCCGATTATAAGTCGGATGCTCAGACCAGTTGAGCTGCGTGAGGTTGTTGCGGTTTTAAAGGATAACCGCAAACCTTAATTTAATTATACCACAGATTCTTTTGCTTGTCAAGAACTTTTTTTAATAAAGCCCAATAAAATCTTTTGAAATCGTGGTTTTACTTAGAATTGAATTACACATATTTTCTAGTTTCTTAAATTCAAACTCTTTAGCTCGGATTCTGTTAAGCTCATCATGATAAGCCTTATATCCATTGCAAGAGCCATGACATCCAACGTACCTATCACAACATCCCTTGCAGGGCGACTTAACGCTGGAGTATGTGTATTTCAATTCTTTTCGAGACATTTTAATCGCTCCTTTGTTTTACTGTAATAAGTATATCATGCTTTAAAAGACTTGTCAAGCACTTTTTCAACTTTTTATATAATTTGAAACATCAATCGTGCTATGGTTGTCATCTGCTTGGTTTGTCCACACAGTCTTGACTTTAGCGTCATAAAAATCTTCAGAATGAAGCAAAATCGCAGCACAAATATCTTCGGTCATATACCTACGATTTGGCATTCTAGTAACAATTTTTACAACAGAACCATTTCTAACTTCCGCTTCGATGATTTCTCCATGTATCATGGCCTTATAGCAATTCTTAGGCAAATGTAAAATTCTACATTTATCAAAATAATGCTTAGTGGCACTGACTTTATAACGATAAACCATCTGCTTGTTAATCATCTCAATCAGCTTATCAGGCCAAAATATAGCTTTATTATATACCCCATCTTTTACTGTGTCAAGTTTTTCATAAGCTAAAATTGCAGAAGAAATTGCTTGCCCTGTAGTCAGTCCTTCACAATAGCAACGACAAACATAATTTACTGAACACCACAAAGGCTTGTTATTTTCATCAGTTTCTAATTCAATAGAATAATTGATTTTCATTTACCTCGCCTCCATGGTTTTAGTATAGCATAGGTTGGTGTGGTTGTCAAGGGGCTTTAATAAATAAATTACGTCTTTGCTTGCGTCGTTACGCGGCCTAATACAATCATTAAATTTTCAGAATTCGCAGTATTGTTCTTTGGCGCTATTAATTTAGTATAAGATGATAAAACATGAGGGGTTGTATTTATAATATTTAACATTTGTTCTCGTATATTAACTAATCCTAATCTATTAACACTAAAAAAATTCGCAAGATTTTCCTTTACAGCATCGGCTGTGCTTGCGAATGTATAGCCCGTTTCTTGCTTTAATTGAATATAACTTGTTAAAGTATTTGCTGTAGGTGCCATTACTTGAATATCTATAGCAATAGCCATTCTTTTTTTAATCGTTTCTGAATTTAAATAAGATGTTAAATTAGTTATTAAATCATCGCTAGGCAAGCCATCAGGAGTGGTAATATATAAATCTAATGTATTATCACCACGAGATTGAGTCGCCGTAACGCAAGAAATGCCGCCATAATCTATTGCCATTTTCTTATAATAACTAGCAATGTCAGTTGTTGTTGTAATAATAAAAGCTCGTGATATATCATTATTAGGTATATACACTGCATAATTATTATTAATTTCTGGAGGAACGCCATAATATAATATATTGTGGTTTTCTTCATTAAACACCATGTCACATTTGTTCCCGTTAAAACCAATACACACACCATCAAAAATTTGCGTACTTTTGCTATTAAGTTGCCCCAAATTAACAGCATCATGGATGTCTATTCCATCAGCAACACCTTTTATATTTACATAGCCTGTAGTTGTTGAACCGTTACTAATAGTGCTATTATATAGTTGCAGCACATTCTTTTTCAATACAATTTGTGTATTATGACTGCCATCTGAACTGTCATTTACAACAAAATGCAGTTGTTTATTTTCATTATTATCATATTCTGTAATAGCTACGCTATTTGGCGTTAAATCTGTAGCCTGTTTAATTTGCAAACGGCCAGAGAACGAGTTTATTTGGTATCCATCCGTATCTAAATACAAAGAATTAGTATTTAAATTTAAATCTCCCGTCAAAGTTCCGCCATTTAACGGTAGATAACCATTAAGTTCCTGATTAAGTTTTTCTACGCCCCCCCCAGTTTTTCATTTACTTTGCTAACTGTAATTGTATCAAATGGCTCGTAAGTTAATGCCATCAATCATCAACCTTTCTTTCATAAAATTCTATTACATTCTCACAAAGTGAAATTGTTGTCATTGGCCCAATACCCCCACGAACAGAATTCCACAGCGCAGCTTTAGATTTAAAATCTTCACTAAAATCGCCTACTAAAATTCCATCCTCAAAGTTCATGCCAACATCAACAATCACTTTATCAGAAAGTAATTTTTCACCCATTCCAAAACATTCATTGTTAAATTCATTAAAATCAATAATGTTTGGCTTACCAACAGCAGAAACAATAATATCCGCACTAATAGCGTAATTGATAAGGTCGGATTCATTTGTTTTACTATGTGCCATTGTAACAGTACAACCTTGCTGGCTCAACATCCATGCAATAGGATGACCAACAATATCACTGCGACCAATTACAAGAGCATTTTTACCTTCAAATTCTACATTATATTCTTTAAGCAAACGCATAATCCCTTTGGGAGTGCATGGATAAAAATTAGGTTCTGCGTTAGAATATAATTTTGCTTTATTCCACATAGACCATCCGTCTAAGTCCCTCCAGGAGATTAGAATGCCGCAAAGCAATTCTTTATCAATAGCAGAAGGAATTGGTTCTTCAATAATTACAGGATTGTTAGAATTTGATATACTTCTAATAATGCCCAAAGTATCGTATTCGCTGCAATTTTTTACTACAGTTTCAATTCCAATTTCTTGACAGCGATTTAATTTGCTACGCAAATACATATTAGCAATAGAGTCATCGTTTGCGGTATAAATATCAACACTTGGGATTAGATTCTTGCTTTTCAAATTTTCACATCGTTGCTTTAAGTTAACGGCAATTTTATCAGCCAAAGCCTTGCCATCCATTTTAATTCCCATTTTTACACTCCTTCAATATCAGTCATTTCCCAGCCCAACATTTCGAAAAATACGGCTGAAATTAACCAAACTAGGCCAATAATATTGCCACAAAGTAGACTTTTAATTGATTGACATAAGCTATAAAACGCAGTACATAATATAAATGTTAAAGCGGATGCATACGAAGCGACAAAAAATCTTTTCATTTTACACCTCTTAAAAAATCAATTTAAAAAATAAGACAGCCGATACTACAGTTAAGATTGAACCAAATACCGAATTCAAATAATATAGCATACGCAATGAAATCAATGTATAAATACAACTCCAAAGCGAAACCATGCCGACCGAGACTAAAGCCGCATAATATAAAATCAAACTCATTTTTGCAACTCCTTAAACCAATCCGCATTTATATCTTCTTCAAGATAATGGAAGCTATGCCCTCCAATAACTTGGTCATGTGGCAAAGTCCGATGAAATTTACCGCTGGAATATTTTGGCGCATAGAAAAATAGAATTGGATTTTCTGATACAAATTCGCCATTATCAAAAACTCTATCTACAGCTTCTTTTACTTCAGCCCACATTTCAGAGCTTTCAGAACTTAGATTTGTTTTCCAACCAGAATATTGATATAATTTTTTCAGCTGCTTTGGGCCACAATTTTCTTTTTTCATTCCATTTAAAACACACTGAGCGACAGCCATTTTACCTTCCATAGGTTCATAGCCAGCTTCACCTGCTACAATACATTGAATAATATATCTGTCATTATTACTGATTTCAAAAAATGGACGCCATTTTTCAACTTCAAGATTTTGCTTTTCGATTTTATAATTCATTTTTTCAATCTGAAACAATGTTCTGGTCTTTTCATCAGATTCAAAAAACCAATCAAAACTTTCTGAAACTGAATTTTGTGATTCGATTTTAAATTCAATTTTTTGATTTTGATTTTCAGGAACGAATTTCCAAATATAAATTCCGTAAATCAAAATTCCTGCTCCAAATACCGCTTCTAATTTTCGGTTTTGGATTTTCCGTTTCAAATTTTCCAACTCCTTTTTTCAAAATAGAATTTTCAATTTAAATTCTCTAGTAGAATTTTGAATTTCAATTTTATGTTTCATTCTACATATAAAATTTTCGTTTTGAATTCTGCAATTCATCTATGCATAAATAAAAAGATAAGATGATTTAATTAAACTTTTTGTTTGTTTTGATTGTACGATTATACTATACTACAAATTCAATA